ACTGGGAAAGCAATAACGAATACAATCTGATGTTCATCAAAGCTCAGGAGCGTTATGCGAATGATTTGCTGAAATCGAAGAAACGTGTATTTCTGAATGAGGTTTATGAAATGCTCGGACTTCCGAGAACAAAAGCCGGCCAGATTGTTGGTTGGGTTTATGATCCGGAAAATCCCAAAGGCGATAATTACATTGACTTCGGCCTGTATTCCGATAATCTGAGTTATTCGGATTATGTCAATGGATTTGATCAGGCAATCCTTCTGGATTTCAATGTCGACGGAAACATCTGGGATTTGATGTGAGGAAAAATTTATAACTATCCCTAGGAGTTACCGCAATTCTTAGGGATAGCTTTTTATTTGGGAGGAATTTATGCGCAGGTTAATCAAAGTAATAACGGTTCCGATATTGTGCGGTATCGTAATAGCTTCTTCCTTCTTTATATCTGAATTCCACTCAGACGGGGAAGATGTTGCTGCAATATCCAAAGCAATCGTTGTCGAAAAGACTGAGCCGGTTATTACGGTTTCGCAAGAGGGATCTATTCCAATTGCAGTCGAGGAAACGGAGGAATCAATAACAGAAGTAATACCCGAAATGTCCAGGGAAGATGTAGAACTGATAGCCCTTGTCACAATGGCGGAAGCCGAAGGCGAATGTGAAGAAGGAAAACGCCTTGTTATTGATACGGTACTTAATCGGGTAGATTCAGAATATTTCCCGGATACCGTATATGAGGTAATTTATCAGCCAAATCAATTTTCATCCATGTGGAACGGACGAGTGGACAGATGTGAAGTCAGAGAGGATATTTGTAAACTCGTCTACGAGGAACTGGAATCGAGAACCAACTATGATGTCGTATTTTTCACAGCGGGAGAATACAGCGCATACGGCATTCCGATGTTCCAGGTTGGGAATCATTATTTTTCAAAGTACGAATAAGGAAGGAGAATCGTTATGCGTAATCTTTTAGCATTTGTATCTTATACGTTGGCGGCAATGTCTGGTATCTGCTTTGTTGGTGGAATCGCAATTCTGTCAACAGGAAGGGAGCATTGATATGGATGGCTTGGAGAATGTAATATCGGTACTGGACTATGTTCTGGATACTAAGAGAAAAAGACATATTATGGGAGGCATTCTGTTGAGTGTCTCTTTTCTTTTTGGTGGTTTAGCAATAACCGTGATGACAATCAGAAACGAGGAGGAAGAGGATGAGCAGTAAAGGAATAGCTTTCCTTGCTTTTATTGCTGGGGCAGGGATTGGCTCAGTATGTACATGGCAAATGTTGAAACGGAAATATGAGTTGATTGCTCAGGAAGAAATTGATTCTGTGAAAGCAGCTTATGCCACAAGAGAGGATATGGAAAAAGCCGGAAAGAGTTTCGTAGAAGGCTTTCGGGACGGACTTAAAGTAGCAGAAGATAGAACTCGGAAGGATGAGGGTGATGTGGACTTCAAAAAGTATGCATCTATTATCCAGAAAGAGGGATATACGGATTATTCCAGAAGTGTCGAGGAAAAGAAAGGAGAGGCGTTTGTGGAGAAGCCTTATGTTATTTCGCCAGAGGAATTTGGTGAATTTGAAGAATATGAAAAGATCAGCCTCACTTACTATGCAGACGAAGTTCTGGCTGATGAAAATGATGAAGAGGTAGACGATGTGGATGAAATTGTCGGCGAGGAATCTCTGAACCATTTTGGTGAATATGAGGATGACTCCGTATTTGTCCGAAACGACAGGTTAAAGTGTGATTATGAAATCCTGCTTGACCAGAGAAACTACTCGGATGTCGCAAAGACAATGCCGCATCGAGTGGAGGAATAATGACAAAGAACGAGCTTAATGATGCATATTTTAATTGGATGTATCAGCTTGTATTTGATGGAAGATATTCAAAGAAATTATCGTATCGGAAGCTTTTAAGAGAGCTGCATCGAATTGAATTTACATACAGCATTCCGATGGATGGAAATCGGGCGGAGGACGGAGTGGATTTAAGGTATCGGTTTGGTTATGAAAACGGATACAGCAGCTCCATGATCTCTGCATATTTGGATAATCGGATGTGCAGTGTACTGGAAATGATGATTGCGCTTGCGATTCGTTGTGAAGAACATATTATGGACGATCCGGACGTTGGAAACCGAACTGGACAGTGGTTCTGGAACATGATTGTCAATCTTGGCCTTGGTTCTATGAATGATTCCAAGTTTGATCGGGATTATGTCGAGGACATTGTCCAGAGATTTCTGGATCGGAAGTATAGCCGCAATGGTGACGGTGGGTTGTTTACCGTAAATCACAGTCGATACGATTTGAGGTCTGTTGAAATCTGGTATCAGATGTGCTGGTACTTGGACGAAAATGCTTAGAAGGGGGGGGATTACTATGAGCCACAGCGAAGTAATGAAGTGGTTTGAAAACTATTTTCCCGATTATTCAGGGGATCGGGTTGATGTATGGTTCCCAAATGGAAGGAACAGCATCCGTATCCGCCAGAAAAATGGTCAGGAATTTATATTCACTTATCATAGTCAGAAAGATTGGAGATTCGAGACAATTACCAGTTTTCTGAATGGAATGAAGGGAGGAAAAAAGTAAGATGTGTGAGGTTATGAATTATATTTTTGGAAGTCTCAGCAATTCGGAGGCGGCAATCCGGTCCATTCGGAAATCTATGAACAAACAGGCCCGCTATAACCGGAAATTAAGCACGCTTGCTCTTATTATGACGGTTAATCTGGTTCTCCTGGAGCTGGATCGTGTGGAGCAGAAAAAGAGGATTGAGAAGCTGGAATCGACAATAGAGGAAATGAAGCGCGATAAAGGAGAGTAAAAAATGAGATGATCGACTTTTTGATGATTTCCACACGTAGTACAAAGCGTGGTGTAATTGAAATCTATCCGAAGTTCATTATTAAGAAAAGCTCCGATCTGATGATTCGAGGTGGTGACTTCTACGCTATCTGGATTGAGGAACGAGGTTTATGGTCTACGGACGAACAAGATGCTTTGCAACTCATTGACCGTGAACTGGATAGATACGCAGAAGAAAGCCGCCAGCGCTTTGACTCTGAGATTAAAGTTCTTCACATGTGGGATGCAGAATCCGGAATGATTGATTCCTGGCACAAATATTGTCAGAAACAAATGCGGGATTCTTTCCACATGCTGGATGACAAATTGATATTCTCCAACACAAAGACCGATAAAAAAGATTACGCCAGTAAAAAGCTGAAATATCCGCTTGAAGCTGGCGATTTGTCTGCTTATGACAAATTGATGTCTACCCTGTACTCGGAAACGGAAAGACAAAAAATAGAATGGGCGATTGGTTCTATTGTGTGCGGAGAATCGAAAAAACTGCAAAAATTTATGGTTCTGTATGGTGCCGCCGGAACCGGTAAATCCACAGTCCTCAATATTATTCAGCAGCTCTTTGAAGGATATTATTCGGTTTTTGATGCAAAAGCTCTTGGCTCATCCAGCAACTCGTTTGCGTTGGAAGCGTTCAAGAGTAATCCTCTTGTTGCGATTCAGCATGACGGCGATCTTTCAAGAATCGAAGACAATACCAGATTAAACAGTTTGGTATCCCATGAGCTGATGACCGTGAATGAGAAGTTTAAGTCAACTTACTCCAATCGGTTCAAATGTTTCCTGTTTATGGGTACCAATAAGCCGGTGAAAATTACGGATGCAAAGTCCGGGTTAATTCGACGATTGATTGACGTGTCTCCTTCTGGAAATAAGTTGAGTCCAAAGGAATACAAAGCAACCATGAAACAGATCGAATTCGAATTGGGGGCGATTGCGTATCATTGCCAGGAAGTCTATTTGAACAATCCTGGTTTATATGACGATTATATTCCCATTGCAATGCTGGGGGCTTCCAACGATTTTTATAACTTCATCATTGACTCCTATCATGTGTTCAAACGTGAAAATGGTACAACCTTAAAGGCTGCCTGGGAGATGTATAAAACCTACTGTGATGAAGCAAAAGTGGGCTATCCATTTTCTCAGAGAGTTTTTAAAGAGGAACTGAAAAACTATTTCCACGATTACAAAGAGCGATTCAACATGGAGGATGGTTCGAGAGTGCGGAGCTATTATATCGGATTCCGGACTGAAAAATTTGAAGAGGAAACAATTGCGGAAAAGTCCGAAGAAAAACCGTCATTATTGCAGTTTAATGCGACCAAATCTATTTTCGATCAGGTGTGCTCCGATTGTCCGGCGCAGTATGCGACCGACAAGGAAACGCCTTCCATGAAATGGGACAAGGTAAAGACGAAGCTGTCCGATTTGGATACTTCTAAAATCCATTATGTTAAAGTTCCGGAAAATCACATAGTAATTGACTTTGATATTCCTGATAAGGATGGGAACAAATCCTTCGAACGGAATGTGGAAGAAGCAAGCAAGTGGCCGGCAACTTATGCAGAGCTAAGTAAAAGCGGAAAGGGGGTTCATCTTCATTATATTTACACAGGAGATGTAAAAAAACTGAGTCGTATTTATGACGACCACATCGAAGTGAAAGTGTTCACAGGTAAAAGCTCATTACGAAGAAAACTTACGAAGTGTAATGATTTGCCTATCGCAACGATTAGCTCTGGTTTACCGACGAAAGGAGAAGACAAAATGGTAAATTTTGAGGCAATTAAAAGCGAGAAAGGGCTTAGAACACTGATTAAACGAAATCTGAATAAAGAAATTCATCCGGGTACTAAGCCTAGTATCGATTTTATCTACAAAATACTGGAGGATGCATACGCCAGTGATTTGAGCTATGATGTGACAGATATGAGGAATGCGGTTTTGGCATTTGCTGCAAATAGTACGCATCAGGCTGAATATTGTATCAAGCTGGTGAATAAAATGCAGTTTAAATCAGCAAACCCTTCCACAGCGGGGAGAAATGAAGAAGCAAAGCTGGTATTCTACGACATTGAGGTATTCCCGAACCTATTCCTTGTAAACTGGAAAATAGAGGGTGAGGGAAAGCCAGTTGTCCGCATGATTAACCCAACACCGACAGAGATCGAGGAATTGATGCGGTTCAGGTTGGTTGGATTTAACTGCCGACGATATGATAACCACATTCTGTATGCGAGACTCATGGGTTATACGAACGAGCAGCTTTATAACCTCTCGCAAAAGATCATCAGTGGAAGTCCGAATTGCTTTTTTGGAGAAGCTTACAATGTTTCCTATACGGATGTGTATGACTTTGCATCTGCCGGAAATAAAAAGAGCTTGAAGAAACTGGAAATTGAGATGGGAATCCATCATCAGGAGCTTGGGCTTCCTTGGGATCAACCGGTTCCCGAAGAGATGTGGACTAAGGTTGCAGAATATTGTGATAACGATGTAATCGCAACTGAAGCGGCATTCCACTACCTGAAGGCTGACTGGACAGCTCGACAAATTCTGGCAGACTTGGCCGGGATGACGGTGAATGATACGACAAATACGCTTACCCAGAAGATTATATTTGGGAACGAGCGGAAACCACAGGACCAGTTCAATTACCGAAATCTGGCGGAGCCGGTACATTACCTTGATGAAGAAACTGAATCTTTCCTGGCCGAAGCGTGTCCTGAAATGATGGCACAAACGCATGGCGAGGAAGGAAGCCTCTTGCCATATTTTCCAGGATACAAATACGAAAATGGAAAATCAACGTATCGAGGAGAAGAAGTTGGAGAAGGCGGATATGTTTACGCAGAACCCGGTATGTATGGAAATGTGGCATTGCTGGATATTTCCTCTATGCATCCTCACAGCGCAATTGCAGAAGTTCTGTTCGGTGTGAAATTTACGAGGGCCTTCCGTGATATCGTGGAAGGACGAGTCAGCATCAAACACGAAGCCTGGGACGAAGTCAATCATATGCTGGATGGAAAGTTGACGCCATATATCCAGAAAGTTATTGACGGAGAGATGACAGCAAAAGATTTGGCAAATGCTTTGAAGACCGCAATCAATTCGGTATATGGCCTGACTTCTGCCAACTTCGAGAATCCGTTCCGTGATCCGAGAAATAAAGATAATATTGTAGCCAAACGAGGAGCTCTGTTCATGATTAACCTCAAGCATGAGGTACAGGAACGGGGCTTTACTGTTGCTCACATTAAAACGGACTCTATCAAGATTCCAGACGCAACACCGGAGATTATCCAGTTTGTTATGGATTATGGGAAACGGTATGGCTACACCTTTGAGCACGAGGCTACATACGACCGGATGTGCCTGGTAAATGACGCTGTCTATATTGCCAAGTATAAAGACGGAAAATGGACGGCCACAGGAACTCAGTTCCAGATTCCCTATGTCTTCAAGAAGCTTTTCAGCGGCGAAGAGATCGTCTTTGAAGATATGTGCGAAACCAAGTCGGTAAGCAGTGCTTTATATTTGGACATGAACGAAGGGCTTCCCGATGTGTCTGAATACGAAAAGGAATTTTCAAAAGCAGAGAGTGATTATCGCAAGGGATTGCTTTCCGACACGACATTTGAAAAGACTTGCCAGTCGCTGAATCCAAAGATTGCAGAGGGGCACAATTATATTTTCATTGGACGAGTTGGACAGTTCTGCCCAATCAAACCTGGGGCTGGCGGCGGTCTGCTTATGCGTGAGAAAGATGGACGGTATTATGCGGCTACTGGCTCAAAGGGGTATCGGTGGCTGGAATCTGAGATGGTGAAAGAACTCTCCAAAGAAGATTCTATTGACCGTTCTTATTATGACAAGCTTGTAGATGATGCAGTTGAAACCATATCCAAATACGGCGACTTCGAATGGTTTGTGTCGGATGATCCTTATATTCCCAAACCGAAACTGGAAGATTTTATGAACATCCCAGAAGACGCCGATGAAGAATTACCATTCAATTAAAGAAAAGGAGAAGTATTATGGCTTACAAAAACGTACCCAATATTATTATCGAAAACGCTCATATCATTTTTCGGAATTTCAGAGGAGAAGAGTCCAAGTATAACAGGGCTGGTAACAAGAACTTCTGTGTGATCATCGAAGATCCGGAGCAGGCGGAGAAACTCTCTAAGGATGGATGGAACGTAAGAGTTCTGGCTCCGAGAGACGAGGATGAAGAGCCGAGGCATTATATTCAGGTGGCAGTCAGCTTTGAGAATATTCCGCCCAAAGTGGTTATGATTACAAGACGGAATAAGACACCGCTTGACGATGAGTCTATTTCCACTCTGGACTATGCGGAGATTCGCAATGTTGATTTGACGATTCGGCCGTATTGTTGGGAAGTGAACGGTAAAACCGGAATTAAAGCTTATTTGAAAACGATGTATGTCACCATCGAAGAAGATGAATTTGCCGAGAAGTATGCAGAGGAAGAGGGACCAGAAGAAGTTCCGTTCCGCTAATGAGCGACAGATAGGGTGCCTGATATTGCCAGCAAGGTAAATGTCCTAAGGCTAGAGGAAACAGCCCTATATTTCTGCGAAAGGAGAAAAAGTATGGCGTTTTGGAATCGGAAAAAGAAGCGAACCACAGCGAAAATTACTGCTTCTGTTTCTAAACCAAAAATAAGCATCGCAAAACAAGAATCAAGTATTCCGCCACGACCTAAGAAAACGAACATATCAAGGCCAGATAAAGTACCGAAAAACGAGGATGTTAGAAAAGAATTCCTGAAGACTTTTCATCAGTTGACTTATCGGAATAGATCATGGGATGTATGGCGGGATTTCATCATAATGTTTGCCTGTTCTCTATCGAATCCAGTGGATAAATCTCACTACGAAGAACGGGAAAAACGATATTTGAAGATTATCAAAAAATACAATAAACAGGAGCAAAAATTGTTTCCCGAATTAGCTGCCTATGTAGTTATGGCTTTGGAAGATAATCCAGAGCAGGACTTCTTAGGCAGTGTTTTTATGGAATTGAATCTGGGTAACAAATCGACCAGCCAATTCTTTACTCCCTATCATATCTGTGAGCTGATGGCAAAAGTAACGGAAGAAGATGTGATAGCCATTGTGAAGGAAAAAGGCTATATCACGATCAGCGATCCTTGCTGTGGTGCTGGAGCCACTCTGATCGCAGCAGTTAATGAAGCCAAAAAGCAATTGGAAAAGGTGAATCTAAACTTCCAGAATCACGTTCTGGTGGCTGCTCAGGATATTGACGAAACCGTTGCTTTGATGTGTTACATTCAGCTTTCTCTTCTTGGAGTGGCCGCATATATCAAAGTAGGTAACTCTCTTACCGAACCGATGTCTACGGACGATAACGGAGAGAACTATTGGTTTACCATGATGTATTTTTCAGATGTGTGGACCATGAGAAGATTATTTCACAGCTTATGAAAGGATAGATAGCATGACAAAGACTGTACGATTAAAGAAAGAAGACTGCTATTGTGATTTGACCGAATTCTATGAAAATGTGGCTCGAAAAATCACGCTGGGGATAACAGACAAAGCATGTTTCGATTGCCGGAAAATTTGCGTCACAAAATCGGTCCAAGAAGCTTTATGGTCGTATTATCGTGACGAAAAAGGAAAGACAGATGAGCAGATTGCTACGATGCTGTTGGGATACGGGCCGAAAGCAAACCTAGAAGAGCGTGGTATTCTGGAATATCGGGCTGAGATTGAAGACGGATTCATAGTGTGCTAGGAGGGATAGGCGTGAATGGCCATTAAATTATATGACTACCAGATAGCAGCCGTTGAAAAAATGACAAATGGCTGTATTCTATGCGGCGGCGTTGGAAGCGGAAAGTCCAGAACAGCGTTGGCTTATTACTATCTTCAGAATGGTGGAGATCCAGATTGTCTGACAGGACTGAAGGATTATATTGCAATGGGCGATCCGCCAAAAGACTTATACATCATCACAACAGCAAGAAAGCGGGACACGATGGAATGGGAAGGTGATCTTTCTCCCTTCCTTCTTTCGGTTCACGAGGATGTCAATCTATATTCAAATCAGGTTGTCGTGGATTCCTGGAATAATATCAAGAAGTATGCCGATATAAAGGATGCTTTCTTTATATTTGACGAGCAGAGGGTAATCGGTTCCGGAGCTTGGGTAAAGGCGTTCTTGAAAATTGCTAAATCAAATCAATGGATTCTGCTATCTGCAACTCCAGGAGATACCTGGCAGGATTATATTCCGGTATTTATTGCAAATGGATTTTACAAAAACCGGACAGAATTCATCCGAGAACACGTGGTTTATAGTCGATTCAGTAAATACCCAAAGATTGATCGATATCTGAATACTGGAAGACTGATTCGACTCAGGAACCGAATCCTGGTGAATATGGATTTTAAGCGTCAGACGATTTCTCATCATGAAGATGTGTTTGTCAAATACAATGTGGAGAAATACAAAGACGCGGGAAGAACACGATGGGACCCATTAAAAAACGAGCCGATTACAAATGCTGCGGGTCTTTGCTATGTATGGCGGAAAATTGTAAATACGGATGAGTCACGGCAGATCGCTTTAATGGAGATCGTCGAGAAACACCCAAGAGCCATTATATTTTACAACTTCGATTATGAATTGGAGCTTTTAAAAGGATTGTTTCGGATTTATGAGGATGACAGAATTTTTGAAATTGCGGAGTGGAACGGTCACAAACACCAGCCGATTCCAGAGTCAAAAAGCTGGGTATATCTTGTCCAGTACAATGCTGGAGCTGAAGGCTGGAACTGTATTAAGACGGATACAATTATATTTTACTCTCAGAACTATTCCTATAAGATTATGAAGCAATCTGCGGGCCGAATAGACAGGCTAAATACGCCGTTCAAGGATTTGTATTACTATCATCTGAAATCTCGAAGCGGAATTGATTTGGGGATTAGCAGGTCTTTGAAGGATAAGAAAGATTTCAATGAGACGAAGTTTGTGAAATGGTCTGGAAATACTCCGTTGAAAAAAGTAGCTTAGGTAGGTGGAAAGATTATGAACGAAGAATATTTGGAAGTAGATTTTAAAAAGTATTGTAAGACTTGTAAACATAAGGAATTGGGAGAAAAATTTGACCCGTGTAATGAATGCTTGGATTATGGGTATAATCTCAATTCTCACAAACCTGTAATGTGGGAGGAAAAGAAAAAATGAGCTACCAATACGATCGATATTTGGCGCAGCATAAATCTAACGTTGAAGCGGGATTTCGCTGGTTACAGAAAAATCTCCCTGAGATCACGGAAGACAGCGACGCAGAGCATAATATCGTGTTTGCGCACGACCAATCCAAAACGGAGCCTGATGAATACGGCCCCTATGATATTTACTTTTATGGAGGAAATCGCTCTTATGCAGTAGTTGAGGATTTTCGAAAAGCCTGGTTACTCCATATTCATCGAAATCCCCATCACTGGCAGTATTGGGTGTTGATTAACGATGATCCAGAAGAAGGAGAGATCATTTTGGAAATGCCCTACTGTTATATTCTGGAGATGATTTGCGATTGGTGGTCCTTTAGTTGGTTTAAAGGAAATTTGCTGGAAATTTTCTCCTGGTACAAAGAGCATAAAAATTATATAAAACTGCATCCCAATACGAGAAAATTAGTGGAGGATATTTTAAGCCGCATCCAAAATAAGCTTGGGGAGGTAATGGCGAATGAAATCAACAGATAGTGTGATTGTGAGCTGGGATTTTTCTCATGGAAAAGATGTTGGTGTTCTGATTGTCGGAAAGCAAGAGAAAGGAAAAGTCAAAATCATCAATGCCTATCAGGGAGATGAGGCCAAAGCACTTTATCAAAAGTTGGTATTCCCTAAATCAAAGAAGGCCAGCTTTAGCAAGGAGAAAACCACATGAAGCAACCGAAAAAATTAACCAGAGAGCAAAAAGAATGTTTGTCTGCTCATTATCTGAATTGTAAAGACTGGATGCTGGTTGAAGAGACCGAATTCTATTACCGAATCATTAACAAAAATACTGGTGCGGTAAAGAGTATAGACAAATTCAGAAGACTAAGAAGGAGAAAACGAGATGTCGGATATTCTGGTAGTTAAAGTAAATATGTTTTGTCGTTCCAGAGAGCTGAACGATATTCGCAGATACATACTTTCCCAAATAGAAAATGGAAAAGTTGTAGTGCTGCCTGCTTATTGCGATGCTCAGATTGTTCCGGATGAAATAGAAATTCGAGTTGAAGATCTCTCCGGAGATAAAAGCAAAGGAGACTTTCACTATGGAAATTCTTCCACCCAAATACCAAAAGTATAGAACATTTCCTCAATTACAACAAAATAATGGAAACGAGCAGATGCGCAAAGCATTAGAAATTTCCAACGAATTGATTATTCTTCAAGAAAGACTATGTCCAATTCCAGGCTTTGAGTATATTTGGCCGGATGGATTACCGTTATCAAAAATATAATGTTTAAAAGGAGAAAAAAGAGTATGAATCTTAAACCAGCGAAAATTATTGCAGTAGATTTTGATGGAACATTATGTGAAAATAAATGGCCGGAAATCGGCACACCAAATGAAGAGTTGATAGAATATCTTCGTGATCGACAGAAAAACGGAGATAAGCTGATTCTCTGGACTTGTCGTGTGGACAATATGCTCAGAGAGGCCGTTGAATGGTGCAAAGAAAAAGAACTGATATTTGATGCGGTCAATGAGAATCTTCCGGAGATCGTCGAGAACTTTGGCTCCGATACCAGAAAGATATTTGCCAATGAGTACATAGATGATCGGAATATAGATATTTGTTCGTGTCACGAAAAATCTAGTATGGAATTGTGGGCGGAAAGAGAAGTGGAAATTGCCTGCAAACACGAAGCACCTGATCGGGAACCAGGGGAATGGGATTACGGATGTGCTTGTTACGAAAGCGCATTAAAAGCATTCCGGAGTCTTTGTGAAGATGGCCACAGCGGTTTTAGCATCAGCATGACAAAATTTATCTTAAATCGGCTGATTGAAGGAAAGCCGCTCACTTTCATTGAGGATACAGAAGATTCATGGAACGATATTTCTGATCGAAGTGGTCTTCATGGAGAGATTGCGAATTACCAGTGCCGGCGGATGAGTTCTCTCTTTAAGTATGTATATGCTGACGGCTCTGTTAAGTACAGAGATGTCAACCGTTTCTGTGGTGTGAACGTGGATAATCCAGATGTATCCTACCACAGTGGCTTGATAGATCGAGTAATGGAAGAAAAATTCCCGATTACCATGCCGTATTTTCCGGAGAGCAAACCGTTCCGTGTGTATTGTGAGGAGTTTCTTACCGATCGGAAAAATGGCGACTTTGATACGGTTGGGATTCTCTATGTGATTAAGCCGGATGGCGAACGTGTAGAGATTAACCGATATTTCAAAGAAGGCGAAAGGGACTTTATTGAGATTGCCTACTGCGAGTATGAGATGCGCCGAAAGATGTATCAGGAACTTTTGGAAAGTCTGAAAAAGGAGAAAAATAATAATGAATCGGAATAGGTTTATTCAGGGACTAAAAAGCAATATTCAGTTTTCCGAAAAAGAGAGACGGCGTATTATTCGAAGAAGTCTTCAGAAATATCCCTGGAAAATAAAATGTACCGTGGCTATGGAAGAATTCGCAGAGCTTCAGCAGCAGATCAGTAAACAGGTTCGTGGCTACGGGGACAGAATTGGACTCTTGGAAGAGATGGCAGACGCTTATATTTATCTGAACTTCCTGGAGTCCATTTTTGATATTGGACCAGAAGATTTGCAGAAAGCTATTGATGTGAAGCTAGAGCGAGAAAGGAGAAATTGTAATGGATAAATCCAGATTTCCAGAATGGATTTATAGTCCGGTGAACGATCCAAAGTGGGATGATTTGTTCGAACAAATCGAAGGGGCACTTGGTTTCAAGCTATTTATTTGGCAAAAGACCCATATTATGGGTATTGGCTTCAGAAGATCCGGACAAACCACCGCTGAAATTCTTAGACTTCTAGTAGGTGATACTATATTACCTTACATCCGTTTAGAACAACCCCTAAATAGACAAGAAAAGTTGTATCAGGACGAACTTATTAAGATAAAAGGAAAACTCGATTCAAAGGGTATAACTTCAAGAAGTGTTGAAAGGAGAAATCAAAGTGGCAGGACTTAATATGCAAATGGAGTGGAAAACCAGGCTTTGTCAAGTTGGTGAAAAGATTGGATATTTCCACGCATGGGAATATTATTCAAAACCTCTGGAGGCGAGTCCGTTAATGGGCGGAGCTCCGGCGGGAGTATTTAGTAAGATGTTTGGCATTGTAGAGTTTTCAGATGGAGTCAGACGAGTCGATCCGTCAGAAATTGTCTTCTGTGATGAAGAGAATGAGATGCTTTCAGAGATGGAGAAGATACGAAAGGAGAACGAATCCAATGATCAGAATTGATAATGTAGAAGTTATGGGATGGGAACACGCTATCCGAGGGATGCGGAATCCGATGAACAGTTGGGAGAAATCTGATAGCGGAATCTGCAAAGGTGGGGAGAGTGGTATTGGGTGCGAGAACTGTGCCAATTACGATTCCTGTGAGCATACATACGATCATTCTTGGCAGCTTGGAAAAGCAGATCACGATTTGATGATGCGGCTTTCGGCCGGTGGATCGACTCATGCAAAGTATCGGAGAATGATTATCGTCTATGCAGATATTACAGCTCCGCTCTATTGGTGGAAAGAGTTTGATACATATAAAGTAGGTACAGTTGCGAATTCTTGCTCGACAATGCATAAGATTGCGGAAAAAGCTTTCATGGTCGAGGATTTTAGCATAGAACATCTGATGTCTGCGGCGGACGATAATGATTGTCCATTGCTACAAGATCCAAATGATCCATACAATGCATTCAGCCCACAAAATATTTTTATGCTGACGTTAAGAATGTTAAATGCTTGTAGGGCGAAATATCTGGAAACAAAAGATAAAGATCATTGGTGGCAGATGATTCAGATTCTTCCATCTTCCTATAACCAGAAACGAACGGTTATGCTGAATTACGAAGTGCTGGCCGGCATCTATCCTATGCGGAAAAATCACAAGCTCGACGAGTGGGTAGAATTCTGTAAATGGATTGAAACGCTGCCATATCCGGAGATTATCGTTGGAGAAAAAGTTAAATTTTATGCTGATGGGAAGGAGATAAATTTATGAGTTTAGTCAAAACCATTAAGGCTATGGTAGAGGAAGGCTATACAATTAGCTTTTCCGAAGCGGATCTTCCTATGGATGGTATTTATATTACCATTAAAAAAGGCGGAATCAATGCTAGACAAGTTATTCCGGAAGACGAATTGGAATCTCTGAATTTATCGACCGAAGAACTATTTGCAACTGTTATTGAGCATTTGAAAAGGAGCTATAATTTATGATTTTTATTGAAACATTGATTTGTATTTTGCTGGCATATTTCTGTTTGTATGCGTTAATCGCTCGGATCTGCAAATGCATCGAACATTGCGCCTCAGCCAAAGGATATGCGAAGTTGGAAGAAGCTAAAATTCTTGCCAAAGATCGGAGTAAAGGAGAGTAAGTATGTGGAGCCGAAAACTGATAAAAAATAAAATCTATGCTGCCCTGATTATCCTGATTGGAGCGTTGTCAGTCCCGATTGAATGGGATGCAACGTTCTTTTTATTTTCCCTGATTATGGGAGTACCGATGTTCTTTGCAAAAATGAACTGGATTTATGAAGGGGATGAGAATGATGGGACGAGCCGAGAGGAGACGCGCTCAAAAATTAGAGCAGAAAGCAAAGACCGCTACATACAATCTCACGAAAGCGCAGCTCGATGCGGCCGTCCGTGAGCAGGTCGGAAAAGAGTTGGAGCGAATCAAGCAGGAAGCCATGGATGATGCCATAAATACTGCGATGGTTCTACTTTTAACCCTTCCTTTAGAAGTGTTGATGGACCATTATTGGACAAAATCCTATGCAAAGCGCATTCCAAAGTTTACTGAACAGGTTTTGGAATATTACGAACGCTGGCAAAATGGTGAACTGGATATGGAAAAGCTGAAAGAGGATTTGTGGGAATATGGCGGTGTGAAATTAGTTGAAAGTGAGGGTGAAGCAACATGAAATGTGTAATGGGAGTTATTGCTTGTATCGTTGGACTCGTGAGTCTAATTGGGCTGATTGTGTTAAAGGCGGTCAACTCGTCTGCAACCTATATGGATGATTCATTCCGGTGGGGAGGACGAGATGGGTACTAAAAACGATTTTCGAAAAAATGCTGAGGGGTATTCTGATCCGACTGCCTACGAAGCACTGAGAAACATTGAGCAGGAAGAGGATCGGTTCCACAAACTACTGGACACCATTTTTACGCTTTGTGAGCTGTCCGACTTCCACATTGAAGAGCGGATCGTCATCAAGGACAAACGAACCGGACGGATTTGGAGGTGAATATTTATGGATGATTGGCAGAAGACTATGGACGCTCTTGTCAAAGCATTTGATGAATTTGCTGTAAAAGTAAAAGAGATGGCGGACGCTCTGGCTGAGGCATTCGGATTATCAGTACCAGAGAAAGAGAAGAAAAAGAGTCTCAGTTCTCCGGCTCGATATGGTATGTCTTTGAGAAAATCTCGAAGAGAATCCTTCATTAAGCAATATTCCTACCGGCCGACTGTCCGAAAACACTTACCTTATCAGAGAAGAAATTATTAAAAATCGTCCATACAAAGCTTGAAAGTGGGTGAAAATCACGCCCACTTTTGGGTTTTGAAAAATGGGCTTTGGCCACTTTTATCTGGGCTTTTTGAAAAATGTGGAGAGTTTTGGAGAAGGATTCGGACGATTTTGGTCAAATTTGTGGCCATTTGCCCACTTTCTGCCCACTTTTAAAACCCCGATTTGGTCAGCAAAAACCCAGTATTTATGCGGGTTTGCGGGGTCAAAGCCCACTTTCCCACTTTTTTTCTTAAACTATTATGATAGAAAGTTTAAAAGTATATAGTAATAGCGAAAAAAAAGTGGGTTTTTGGCCACGAGCAAAAATGGAGGAAATCATGAGCAAGATTAGTTGGGAGAGCTTGTATGAAAATTTCAAATCAATTTATCCAAGGTTGTCGAGGTCATCCGTATATTTTCGTCCGTTCGGGTATATGAGTATAGTAGTCTACTTTGAGGATGGAATGAAGATGATCTACGATGATCTTAGAAAACAAGCCCATATCACAGCTTGAAGAAAATGTCAAGAGCCAATGAAAAATTTCTTTTCTTTCTCATCAAAATGTGATATACTTAGAAGGCCACACAATCGCATAATAGCTTCGTTTAAGGGAATCCACTTTGGCAAAAAGTGTATTCTCTCTTTACTCATACCTTGAACGAGGCGAGATTGTGTGGCAACAATGGGAGAGCACTTTTTCGGGTGCGTCTCTTGTTGGGGCCGCACCTTTTTTATTGCCCTAAAAACAGAGTGGAGGAGAATAAAGAAATGAAACGTAAGTTTCTAGCGATTGTAGCAGTTTTGATGGTTTTGTTAGCAGGATGCAGCAGCGAAGACGATGGTAAAATTCATATGCCGTTCGGAGCCAATGACTATGACGGCGTCAATTACCAAGAGATAGTCTCCCAATTAGAAGAAGCTGGTTTTACAAATGTGCGAGAGGAACCACTTGGCGATTTAGTAACGGGATGGCTAAATGATGAAGGTGAGGTAGATGAAGTCTCTGTTGATGGAGATATGGTGTTCAGCACTGATTCTAAATATTTACCAGATGTTGAAATAGTGGTTTCCTATCACACCTTCCCTGGTGAGGAAGAACCATCTACCGAAGATGAAAACTCGAATTTAGAAAGCAATGAGGACTCCTCTGAAGTTGAAAGTGAAACTTCCGAAAACAGAGAGTCTACTAACGAAGTTCCAGAAGAAAATTTAACGCCGGAGAATAATGAAGACTTAGCGGCGGTTTTATCAGCAACGAATGAACTCGATCCAATTTACTCAGAATTTTCAGAAAAGTATAAAAATCAACTTGTCGAGTTTGATGCGTGTATTACCTATTTAGCGAATCACGGAGATAGCGACACAAGATATGATCTATTACTATCTGCTGGTGATTATGTGGATGAGAATACAGTAAATCCCGGACCCATTTTTAAATTTGAAGATGTGAATACTTATGGGATGGGAATTGAGGATTTGTATCTTCCAGACTATATAAGCATCGGTTCAAATGTACATGTTGTTGCTGAAATCCAATCATTTAGTGAAGATGAGGGAGTGTTCTTTCTCAATCCTGTGAAAGTCGTTCCTCGATAAATATAAAAATCATTTAGCCTGTGCCTATTGATTTAGGTATGGGCTATTTTTATGTTTTCATTTGGTTCTTTTTTGCGCGCGAAAAATACATCGACTGTTATGAAGAGAGAGGGTTAAAATGGCCATTCTCTCTTTTATTTTGGAGAAAAGGAGGGCTCACTTATGCTGGAAAGCGAATTTCAGAACAAACTGATTCAAGAACTGAAAAGAATGTTTAAAGGCTGCATCATAACAAAACTGGATTCCAGTCACATTCAGGGAATTCCTGATTTGCTGATTCTTTATAACGATAAGTGGGCCACTTTGGAATGTAAAAAAAGCGTTCGCGCCAAGAAACAACCAAACCAAGAATATTATGTTGGGCGAATGAATGAGATGTCGTTCTCAAGATTTATTTGTCCCGAAAATAAGGAGGAAGTGTTACATGATCTTCAACAAGCATTCGGCTCTTGAAGGGCAACACGCCTTTCTTGGCGCAAGCAAATATCACTGGATTAACTATGATGAATCCAAAGTTGCAGAATCGTACTCAAAATTCCTTGCGACTCAAAAAGGGACGGAGCTTCACGATTTCGCAGCAAGGTGTATCACGCTTGGACAGAAACTTCCGAAGTCTCAGAAAACATTGAATATGTATGTGAATGATGCGATTGGTTTCAAAATGGTTCCTGAGCAGCCACTTTTCTATTCAGAGAATTGTTTTGGAACAACAGATGCGATTGCATTTCGAAATCGTATGCTTCGTATTCACGATTTAAAAACCGGCGTCATTCCGGCGCACATGGAGCAGCTTGAAATATACGCTGCTCTTTTTTGTTTGGAATACAAAATCAAGCCGGCCGACATTGAAATGGAACTTCGGATTTATCAGAACAACCAGATTCTTTATGAGAATCCAACGGCTGAAACCATCATTCCCATTATGGACAAGATTATCACATTCGATAAAGTAATCAACAAAATCAAAGAACAGGAGGGCTAAATTATGAATCCGATTGCAGAAGAAATTTTAATGCATTATGGAATGCCCCGCCGTTCTGGTCGTTATCCGTGGGGATCTGGTGAAAATCCTTATCAGCATAGCGGAGATTTTCTGAGTCGAGTGGATGAACTGAAAAGTCAGGGGATGAGCGATACCGAGATTGCGAAAGCTATGGGTTTAACTACCACACAATACCGTACGCAGAAATCCTTGGCAAAAGATGAACGACGTGCTTTGGATGTGGCAAGGGCAAAATCTCTTCGAGAAGATGGGCTGAGTTTAAATGAGATTGCAAAAGAGATGGGTTTTGCAAACGACTCTTCAGTTCGCTCTCTTCTGAACGAGAATTCCGAGGTTCGTATGAATCAGGCCAAAACGACTGCTGAGTTTATCAAAAAGCAGATTGATGAAAAAGGCATGATTGATGTCGGCGCCGGTGTGGAACGTGAGCTTGGAATTTCTAAAGAGAAACTGAATGAAGCACTCTACATGTTGGAGATGGAAGGCTATCCTGTCTATGGTGGTCGAGTGGATCAGATAACGAATCCGGGAAAGAAAACCACGCTTCGAGTAATTTGCCCGCCTGGAACAGAGCATAAGGAAATTTATGATTTTGAGAATATCAATTCTCTGAAAGATTATGTCTCTCATGACGATGGAGAATCCTTTGATCCGAAGTTTGTCTATCCGAAAAGCATGGATTCAAAAAGACTTCAAATTCGTTATGCAGAGGATGGTGGGGAATTAAAGGATGGCGTTGTTGAGATTCGAAGAGGTGTTGATGATCTGTCTCTTGGGGAATCCCATTATGCTCAGGTCCGAATCTTGGTTGATGGAACACACTACATCAAAGGAATGGCTGTTTATTCAGATGACCTTCCCGATGGTGTGGATGTTATGTTCAACACTAATAAGAAAAAAGGTACTCCGAAGATGGATGTTCTAAAGCCGATTAAAGACGATCCCGATAATCCATTTGGATCTTTGATTAAAGAAGGAGTTAATGACCCTGATAATCCTACGGCTACAAGAGGAGGACAGAGTTATTACTATGATAAAAATGGTAAGAAACAGCTTTCCCTTATCAATAAGAGAGCAGAAGAAGGAGATTGGGGAGAATGGGCTGACAAACTTCCATCTCAATTTCTGTCGAAGCAGAGCAGAACTTTGATAAAGAAGCAGTTGAATTTAGCAGCCGCAGATAAGCAGTCTGAATTTGATGAGATTTGTTCTCTTACGAATCCAACAGTGAAAAAGGTTCTTTTGAAATCTTTTGCTGATGATTGCGATGCAGCCGCTGTTCATTTACAGGCAGCCGCTCTTCCAAGGCAGAAGTATCAAGTCATTCTTCCGTTGACATCTATTAAAGACAATGAAGTTTATGCTCCGAATTACAAGAATGGAGAAACAGTAGCTCTTGTGCGGTATCCTCATGGTGGAACTTTTGAAATTCCAATCTTAACTGTTAATAATAAGCAGCCAGAAGGAAGAAGGGTTCTTGGGAATACACCGGCAGATGCTATTGGCATCAATAAAAAGGTGGCCGACCGTCTTTCTGGAGCTGACTTCGACGGTGATACTGTCATGGTAATTCCGTGTAATTCTTCTAATAGCAGGGTGAAGATTACTTCTACTCCACAATTAAAGGGACTGGAAGGATTTGATCCTAAGATGTCTTATGGAACTGTTAAAAAAGGTGACGATTACTATAACAGCAGCGGTCAGAAGATTAAGATTATGAAGAATACCCAGACAGAAATGGGTAAGATTTCAAACTTGATTACTGATATGACGCTGAAAGGTGCTACTCAGGACGAGCTTGCAAGAGCTGTACGTCATAGCATGGTCGTCATTGATGCAGAGAAGCATAAGCTGGACTACAAGAAGAGCGAACAGGACAATGGCATCACGGCTTTGAAGAAGAAGTACCAGGCTCACGAGGACGATGATGGTTATGGCGGAGCCTCCACTCTGATTTCTCGTGCCAAGTCTGAGACTTCTGTGCTGAAGAGAAAAGGAAGCCCGATCATTGACAAAGAAACCGGGGAACAAAGTTGGAAGAGTGTCAGGGAGGAGTATGTAGATAAGAACGGAAAGACCCAGGTACGAACTCAAAAGAGTACCAAGATGGCAGAAACCAGAGACGCCCGCACTTTATCTTCAGGAACACCACAGGAGGAGGCATATGCGGACTATGCAAATACCATGAAGTCCCTGGCTAATCAGGCCCGTAGGGAGATGGTTAATACTGGTAAGATAGCCTACTCTGCTTCAGCAAAACAGACCTACCAGGCAGAGGTTGATTCTCTTATGGCCAAGCTTAATGTGGCGTTAAAGAACGCCCCCCGCGAGCGTCAGGCACAGACCATGGCGAACTCTATTGTGGCCTCTAAGAAAAAAGACAACCCTGATATGACAAAAGCTGAAATCAAGAAGGCTAATCAACAGGCCCTTACTGCGGCACGTACTGCTGTTGGTGCCAAAAGAACCCCTGTCGAGATTACAGATCGCGAATGGGAAGCGATTCAAGCCGGCGCTATCAGCGAGAACAAGCTTACCCAGATTCTCAACAATACAAACATCGATACAGTCAGACAGAGAGCTACCCCACGTACAACCACGACCCTTAGCTCTGCCAAAGTAAATCGTATTGCGGCGCTGAATGCTTCTGGCTATAGCACTGCTGAGATAGCAGCAGCTTTGGGCGTTTCTAGTTCTACTGTGTCGAAGTATCTGAATGGAAAGGAGTGAACGAAGTAAATGGCGAAGAAGTGTATGCTTACAACTATTGACAATCCTTTCGATCCATTTGAACAGTTCACTTCATGGTTACTGTTTGATGAGGAAAAAGGTTATCATTCATGTTCGTATCTTGGTAGAATTGCCAGAACCTCGGATCAACTCTCCGACGAAGAGAATGACTTGGAAGTTGAACGAGCAATTGATGAGATCGTAAAATACGATTTCCGAAACATTTACAAAAAAGTTACGCGAGATGCGGTGGCTGTCTAGGTATCAGATGGTATAGGGGGGGTAGCAAAAATCGCACCCCCTCCGTCATCGCGGCGGTCTTTGAAAATTCCCCGGGGGTATTTTTCGGAGAATGTTTTTACCTTCCGGCAGTATTTAACAGAGCTCATAAGGTTGACTAAGTAATAAGCTGTGGTTCTTTTTACTCTTTTTTCTCCTTTCGGTAAAAAAGTTACAGTCATCCTTGTGGGTTCTTTTAAATACTGTCGGAAAACTTTTATGAAACTATTGAAAAACAGATGGGAAGGAGGCAGTAAATGGCTAGAAAAGCAAAGGGTTCTGAATCGACTGGCTCTTCCAAGAAGATTCGTCCTGCTTTGACTCCGGAAGCAAGGGAGCTTCAGATGATTTCTCTGGCCGTTGACTTGGCTGAAAAGCAATTGCTGGAAGGGACTGCTTCTTCTCAGGTCATTACTCACTATTTGAAACTGGGTTCTTCCAGAGAGAAGCTTGAAAGGGAGAGACTGGAGGAAGAGAACAATCTGTTGCGGGCAAAAGTAAGAGCCATCGATTCCACAGATGAAATCAAAGATCTCTATAAGGACGCCATCAATGCGTTTCGTATATATAGCGGACAGGGTAACGATGATGATTAGGACATATTCAGAATTATCAAAATTAAAGACTTTCAAAGAACGATACGAGTATCTTCGTTTGGGCGGAGTTGTCGGTGCAGACACTTTTGGGTTTGACCGATATTTGAATCAGATTTTCTATCGTTCTGCGGAATGGAAATCGGCTCGTGATTTTGTGATTGTGAGAGATAACGGATGTGACCTTGGAATAGAAGGACATGAGATATATGGGAAGATATTGATTCACCATATGAATCCGATTTCCGTAGAGGATATTTTAAAAAGAAGCAATTTCCTTTTAAATCCTGAATATCTCATCTCAACCATTCTTACAACGCATAATGCCATTCACTATGGAGACGAAAGTCTTCTCGTTACAGAACCCATTGTTCGGAGCAGAAACGATACGTGTCCCTGGAAACGTTGATGGAGAGGAGGTTATAGAGATTATGGAAAGTATACTTACATCAATTAAGAAGATGCTGGGTATTACAGAAGAGTATGAACACTTTGATTCAGATCTTATCATACATATCAATTCGGTATTTATGATCTTGACGCAACTCGGCGTTGGTCCACCATCGGGATTCTCCATTCAAGATAAAAGCGCTACGTGGAAAGAATTCATTTCTGACGAGACAAAATTGCAGCTTGTAAAATCCTACATGCATATGAAGGTGAAACTGCTGTTTGATCCACCGTTGAGTTCTGCTGTATTAGCATCCATGGAAAAGATGATTGCGGAGGCAGAGTGGAGACTGAATGTTGCAGCGGAGACAGATGAGGAAAAATCTGAAGAATATGAATCCTACGACGGCGAGTACAGGATAACGCCGAAAGCATTCCAATCTCAGATGCTGGATACGGAGAATAAAGTTCTGGATCGAAATATTGTGGTAACAGAAGTCCCGTATTACGAAACCGGAAATGCAGCAAATGGAGTGACATCATATATCGCAAAGGAGGGAGATTCAAAATGAGTAATGAAGCATTGTTACAGCATCACGGGATTCTTGGGATGAAATGGGGCGTCCGAAGAACTCCCGAACAGCTTGCGAGAGCAAGTGGAAAGAAGAGCAGTTCCGATGACGCGGTTAAAAAGATGTCCGATTCGGAACTCCGTTCAAAGATTAACCGTCTTCAGATGGAAAAGCAGTATAAACAGCTTACTAGTTCAGAAATTTCTGTCGGCAGAAAATTTGTACAGGACGTGCTGACCAATGCTGCAAAGCAGACTGCCACTAATTATGTATCGAAATACATGACGAAGGGGATTGATGCGGTTATCAAGAAAGCAACCAGCAAGTAGGTGATTCAATTATGGCATTATCAAACACTGCCGTTCCCAAATATTACGGCATGTTTCGGGATGCCGTAATAAGGGGAGAGATACCGGTTTGTAAAGAAGTCTCTATGGAGATGAACCGAATTGACGACCTGATAGCCAATCCTGGTATTTACTACGATGACCAGGCCGTTGAAGGATGGATTGCTTATTGTGAATCAGAACTAACATTGACGGATGGCTCTGATTTGAATTTGCTGGACTCTTTCAAATTATGGGGCGAGCAGCTTTATGGATGGTACTACTTCGTTGAACGAAGTGTGTGGGAGCCAAGTTCCGATGGACATGGTGGTCGATATGTAAATAAAAGAATCAAGCAGCGTCTGATAAAGAAACAATATCTCATTGTTGGACGAGGGGCTGCTAAATCTTTATACGATACTTGTGTCCAATCTTATGGATTGAATATTGATACATCGACAACGCATCAGGTCACAACAGCTCCTACAATGAAGCAGGCAGATGAAGTGATGTCGCCATTCCGTACTGCGATTACCCGGTCGAGAGGCCCATTGTTCCGATTCCTAACGGAAGGTTCTTTGCAGAATACGACTGGTTCTAAAGCGAAGCGAATGAAGCTGGCCTCCACCAAAAAGGGCATCGAAAATTTTCTTACGGGTTCGCTTCTGGAAGTACGTCCAATGTCCATCGCAAAGCTTCAGGGATTGCGTCCTAAGATTTCCACCGTTGACGAGTGGCTGTCCGGCGATACCAGAGAAGATGTGGTTGGTGCTTTAGAGCAGGGTGCATCTAAGTTGGATGATTACATCATCGTTGCCACGAGTTCTGAGGGAACGGTGAGAAACGGAGCCGGCGACACAATCAAAATGGAGTTGATGGACATTCTCAAAGGTGATTATGTCAATCCTCATGTTTCCATTTGGTGGTATAAACTCGATTCCATTGATGAAGTCGGCAACCCAGATATGTGGTTAAAGGCAAATCCTAATATCGGTAAGACGGTAAGCTACGAAACTTATCAGCTTGATGTAGAAAGAGCGGAGAAGTCACCTGCGGCCAGAAATGATATCTTGGCTAAGAGATTTGGATTGCCGATGGAAGGATACACCTATTACTTCACATATGAAGAAACTCTTCCCCATAAGAAAAGAAGCTACTGGCAAATGCCCTGCTCTTTGGGAATTGACTTGTCGCAGGGAGACGATTTCTGTGCTTTTACATTTCTTTTCCCATTATCGAATGGTTCCTTTGGAGTGAAAACAAGGAACTACATTTCTTCATCGACTCTGATGAAACTTCCGGCAGCAATGCGAATCAAATACGATCAATTTATGGACGAAGGCAGTTTGATAGTCCTGGAGGGAACCGTTCTGGACATGATGGAAGTCTACGAGGATTTGGATAACCATATCGCCGAATTTGGATACGACGTTCGATGCTTAGGGTATGATCCATACAATGCAAAAGAGTTCATTGAGCGGTGGTCCTCTGAAAATGGTCCATTTGGAATCGAAAAGGTAATACAGGGTGCCAAGACAGAATCCGTTCCTTTGGGAGAGTTAAAGAAACTTTCTGAGGAGCGGATGCTTTTGTTTGATGAAGAACTTATGACCTTTGCAATGGGAAACTGTATCGTTATGGAAGATACGAACGGAAACCGTAAATTGCTGAAAAAGCGATACGACGCAAAGATTGATGCAGTGGCCGCTATGATGGATGCGTTTGTTGCTTTCAAGCTCAATAGAGATGCTTTTGAATAGGAGGTGACGATTTCAAAATGGAAGTTTCAATTGGTTCCAGGATTAAACATGCCTGGAACGCTTTTTTAAATAGAGACCCAACAGGTTTCTATCGGGACATAGGAGTTGGATATTCATATAGACCCGACCGTCCGAGACTTACAAGAGGGAATGAGAGATCCATTGTTACCTCTGTATATAATCGCATTGCGTTGGACTGTGCTTCAATTAGCATCCAACATGTTCGACTTGACGACTCTGAAAGATTTCTTGAAAAAATTTCTTCAGGGTTAAATGACTGCTTGAATTTATCAGCCAACATTGACCAGACGGGACGTGCTTTCCTTCAGGACGTTGTTTTATCCATGCTTGATGAGGGTTGTGTGGCGATTATTCCGGTTGATACAGATGACGATCCTGATACTACTGGCTCGTATAAAATCGAGTCAATGCGTACTGGAAAGATTCTGGAATGGTTTCCGGGCCATATTAAAGCGAGAGTTTATAATGAGCGGACTGGATTAAAGGAAGACATTATAGTTCCTAAAGATACAGTCGCTATTATTGAAAATCCGCTTTACGCAGTAATCAATGAGCCAAACTCAACGATGCAGCGGTTGATAAGGAAACTGAATTTATTGGACGTTGTCGATGAGCAGAGCAGTTCGGGAAAACTCGATTTGATTATCCAGCTTCCCTATGTAATTAAAACAGAAGCAAGGCGTCAACAGGCTGAGAAGAGGCGTGTCGAGATTGAACGCCAGTTGGCCGGTTCTAAATATGGTATTGCATATACCGATGGTACGGAACGGATCACACAGTTGAATCGTTCTGTGGAAAATAATCTGATGAAGCAGATTGAATATCTGACGAGTATGCTTTACAGCCAGTTAGGTATCACTCAGAGCATATTGGATGGTTCCGCAGACGAGAAGACCATGCTGAATTATTATAACCGTACTATTGAGCCAATCATTTCAGCAATCGTTGACGAAATGAAACGTAAGTTCCTTACCAAAACGGCCAGATCTCAAAAGCAATCAATTCTGTTCTTCCGTGATCCCTTCAAACTTGTACCGGTAGCTGATCTGTCAGAAATCGCTGACAAATTCACAAGAAATGAGATTATGACATCCAACGAAATTCGTCAGATTATCGGCATGAAGCCGTCTGACGATCCGAAAGCTGATGAGCTGAAGAATAGCAATATCAGCGAGGCAAAATCTGAGCCTTCAAATGAGAGTTCTGATGTCGAATCTAGCGAAAGCGATTCTGGAGCAGATTACGACAGCATCGTAAATGAGCTACTTGATGGTCTTGAAAAGGAGATTGACGAAATTATAGGAAACTATGTTTCAGATGACGAGGAGGAGACCTAATGGATATTGACGAGCTCCTTCAACATTATGCATCTCCCTATTATGACCCGGTAAAAGCTCATGAATATTATATGAGAACCAGAGAGCTCAAGGGGCGTCGTTCTACAACGAAGCTCAACGATGAAGGTAAAGAAATCTGGGCTTATACAAAGAATGAGATAACTAGCGAGAAGAAGGAAAAGGTAAAAGAAGAACAGGAAAAGCGAAAACAAAAAATTGCTGAACTGAGAGCAAAGGCTAAGGCAACCCGAGAGCAGATTTCCGCCAAATTAAAGGAACTTAACGCTCAGCTTACCGAGGAATCTTCGTCGAGAAGGAGTAGGGTTGATTCCCGTAAAAAATCCGATTTGGAGGATATTGGAGAGGAAGCTGAAGACCAGAAAGAGCGTATTGACGAAAAGAAGAACGCCGAGATTGAACGCTTGATGGCTATAGAAATTCCCTCTGGATTATCCAAAGAGGAAAGGGCAAAGCGAGTGGCGGAGCGAAATGAGAAAATCGCAAAGCTTCGTGATGATGCCAGCGAAAATAAAGCCAAGGTGAGTGAGCAGGCGAAAGCTGAAAAGGAAGAGGTGAGAACTTCCGCAAGTCGTAAGAAGAAACGAATTACCGAAGATGCCAAAGAAGAGAGGGCTGATAATTCTGCGAATGCTAAATCGGAAAGAGAAAAAGTCAGTACAGAGTTAAAGGCCGCTGTTACCGCTGCCAGGGAAGCTTATAAAGCAGCAAAAGAGAACCTTGATGCCACTTATGAGGAGCTTTATCAGCAAGAGTTCGACAAGATAGCTTCTGAATACAAAGCGGTGAAGAAGCGGAAACGGAGGAAGTAGCAATGCAGCTTTCGCACAATACTGACAAAAGGAGTGATTTTCAAAATGGAGAAATACGATTTTAGTGGTTGGGCCACTAGAAACGATCTTCTTTGCACCGATGGCCGTACCATCAAAAGGGATGCGTTTAAGAGCCAGAATGGACAAACGGTTCCCCTTATTTGGGGACATAATCATTCTGATCCCAATTGTGTACTTGGTCATGGAGTGCTGGAAAATCGTGATGAGGGCGTTTATGCCTACTGTAGTTTCAATGACAGCGAATCTGGGCAGGCAGCGAAGAAGCTGGTCCAGCATGGAGACGTTCGTTCGCTTTCTATTTGTGCCGGTCAGCTTAAACAGGCCGGAGCGAATGTAGTTCATGGCGTTATCTATGAACTGAGCCTTGTTCTGGCCGGAGCCAATCCAGGAGCTTTCATTGACTCTGTCATGGCTCACGGCGAGACTTCAGAAGACCGTACCATTATTGGGTATGACGAGAATATTATGATTTATCATTCCGCCGAGGAGGACAACAAGTCCGAGGAAAAGAAGACTGAGGAAAAAACCGAATCTAAGGTAGATGAAACTTCTGAAGAAAAGCCTGAGGCAGATGATGAGACTGTTGAGCAGGTGTTTAATACCCTCAGTGAAAAGCAGAAAAATGTGGTTTATGCAATGATCGGACAGGCTATCGGGGAAACCGATGAGCCCGAAGATAAAAATGATGACGATTCTAAAGGAGGAAATACCGAGATGAAGCATAACGTGTTTGACAACGATAAGAAAAACGAGACCGGTGGCTTTCTGACCCATTCCGCGCAGGAAGACATCATTAAGATGGCGAAGACCAGTCAGGTTGGTACTTTCCAGACGGCTCTTCAGCTTTATGCGGAGCAGAATGGCCTTCAGCACGACGCTGTCAGTGGCGGCTTTGTTCAGACTGGCGACGGAAACGTGACGAGCCTGTTCCCGGAATACCAGGAAGTACGTCCTGGCGCTCCTGAACTCATTACCAACGACCAGGGCTGGATTACCAATGTAATGAGAAAGGTACATAAGAGCCCGATTTCCAGAATCAGAACCAGCCAGACTGACATTCGTGGCATTGACGCTCTTCGGGCCAGAGGCTACAAGAAAGGGAAAGAGAAGAAACAGGCTGGAAACTTTAAGCTGGTACGCAGAACTACCGATCCGCAGACTGTTTATGTGAAGAATGCTTTGCATCGTGATGACATCGTTGACATCACCGATTTCGATTACGTGAAGTACCTGTATGACATTGACCGCCTGATGCTCAATGAAGAGCTGGCCATTGCAATGATGCTGGGTGACGGCCGCGAAGACGGCGATGAAGGAAAGATTGATCCGGATAAGATCAGACCCATTTGGACAGATGATGACCTCTACACCATTCACGCTGATCTGGATGTTGAAGCCGCAAAGAAGGAGCTTCAGGGTACCAACACCGGGGCAAACTTCGGTGAAAATTATATTTACGCTGAGGCTATGATCAATGCAGTTCTGTATGCAAGGGAGAATTACAAGGGTACTGGTACTCCGGATATGTACATCACCCCGCATATGCTCAATGTGATGCTTCTGGCCCGTGATATGAACGGCCGCAGAATCTACGCTTCCAAGGCGGAGCTTGCGTCTGCTTTCAACGTGGGCGAGATCCTTACCGCTGAGCAGTTTGAGGGCAAGACTCGTAAGACAGATGACAGCAAAACCAAGAAGCTGCTCGCTATCATCACAAACCTGAATGACTACTCTCTGGGTGCTACGAAGGGCGGCGAAGTTACCCACTTCACGCAGTTCGATATCGACTTTAACCAGGAGAAGTCCCTTCTGGAGACCAGATGCTCCGGTGCTCTGACCAGAGTATATTCCGCCATTGCAATCGAAGAGGATGTAACCGATGACCTCCCTTAATCGGCTTCTCTGTTAGTCCCGAAGATGGAGAAGCCAATCTGTTCGGGAAAACGGTAGATTCGTTACAGGAGAATGTTGTTGTCGGAGAATCCGAGATTACAGGTACATTGAAGCATGTTACTGGATACACGGGATTCAGCAGCAATGCTTCCGAGCAGGAAGGAAACTATCTTGCTTTGAAAGTTGATATTGATTCCGAGGATGCAATTGTGACTGTCGAGCTCGTAGGCGGAACCAAAGGACCGGTTACTCTCGATGACGACATGAACATCGTACTCCTTATCAAGAATAAGGATACTCAGAGCATCAAGGTGACGGTGAACGATGGGGAAGATTCCGCTACCAAGACTTACGGGCTTACCGGATTGACTTTGGAGACTGAGTAAAGGAGAAAATTCAAAATGGCAAAGTTTTTTGGGAAAATCGGCTATGCAGTATCAAAGGATGTTCGTCCTGGTGTTTGGAATGGGGAAATTACTGAGCGAGAGTATTTCGGAGATTTGATTCGGAATACCAGTCGGTATCAGACTTCCGACAAAGTCAATGACGACATCAATATTTCTAATGAGATCAGCATTGTGGCCGATCCTTTTGCCTATCAGAATTTTCACGCAATGCGATATGTCGAGTTTATGGGAGCAAAGTGGAAGATTTCCAGTGTCGAAGTACAGTACCCGCGCCTGATTCTGACGGTAGGAGGTGTATATAATGACTGATCGACGAATCATGTTTCATAAACTGTTGTGTGAGATATTATCTTGCCCGATAGAAGGCGAACAGTGCCGATGTTATTTTCAGCCTCCGGAATCTATTAAGATGAATTACCCCGCCATTGTATATAGCCTTGACGATATTGACAAGACGTATGCAAATGACGGGGTATATTTGTCTAACCGAAGATATGCCGTTACTGTCATTGACAAAGATCCGGATACGTCCCTGGTGCAGAAAGTAACGAATTTACCGATGAGCCGGTTCGACCGGCATTTCAAAAAAGATAACCTGAATCACTACATTTTTAATGTATATTTTTGAGATTGGAGGAATAATTCAATGAGTAAACTTGTTTGGGATAAAGTTGGGGAACGCCTCTATGAAACTGGTGTTGACCATGGCGTTCTCTACCCGATTCAGACGGGTGGACAGTATAACAAAGGCGTTGCTTGGAATGGCCTGAGTGCAGTGACGGAAAGTCCTTCCGGCGCAGAGCCTTCCCCGATTTATGCGGATAACATCAAATATCTGAATCTGATGTCCGCAGAGGACTTTGGCGGTACGATTGAGGCTTATACTTCTCCGGATGAATTTGCAGAGTGTGACGGCTCTGTCGAAGTCGCTCCTGGTGTCTTTGCAGGCCAGCAGAGCAGGAAGATTTTCGGCCTTTCCTATCGTACCATTCTTGGCAACGATGTGGATTCCAATGATTACGGATATAAACTGCATTTGGTATATGGCTGTCTGGCTTCTGTTTCTGAGAAGGGCTATACTTCCGTGAATGACAGCCCGGAAGCAATTGCTCTGTCCTGGGAATTCAGTACAACTCCCGTGGAAATTACGAAGACGATAGATGGTAAGAAGCTGAAGCCCACTGCAATTCTTACGCTGGATTCCACTAAGGTCAATGCGGAGAAGCTGGAAGCTCTGGAAGAAATCCTGTATGGTAAAGACCCGACCACTCCTGAGGGTGACGACGGCGTTGATCCCAGACTTCCGCTTCCCGATGAAGTGATCGAACTTCTGACTACTGAAGACCTCCCTTAATGAGCCTTTCCGTTAAGCCTGAAGACGGAGAGGCTGTTTTATTTGGGAAAACAGTAAATGAATTACAGAGTGATGTGGTTGTCTCCGATGATGAAGTGACAGGCACTCTGAAGTATGTCAATGGTTATGTTGATTTTAGCAGTATTGTTTCAGAACAGTCGGGAAATTATCTTGCTCTCAAGATTGAAGCTGAGCCGGCTGAGTCGGAAACAGTTGTCGAGCTCGTAGGCGGCACCAAAGGACCGGTTACGCTTGATGACGACATGAACATCGTACTCCTTATCAAGAATAAGGATACTCAGAGCATCAAGGTGACTACCACACACAACGAGGAGAGCATTACAAAGACTTATGGTCTTTCCGGGCTTACCTTGGAAACAGAATAACGTATAGGAAGCCTCGTATTCAATGTGCGGGGCTTCTTTTTATTTGAAAGGAGAAAAATTATGTTGAAGAAAACTATTCCCTATATCGATCTGAATGGCGTTAAAAGAACGGAGGATTTCTACTTCCACCTGTCAAAGCCGGAAATCGTCAAGATGCAGACAAGCGTGAAGGGCGGTTATGATGTACAGCTCAAGAGCATTGGCGCCGGTGCTGATGGTGGCCAGATTATGGAGTTCTTTGAGGATCTCATTAAGAAAGCTTACGGCGTAAAGAGCGAGGATGGCCGTCGTTTTATGAAGTCTGAGGAGATTTCCAGATCCTTTATGGAATCTCCTGCGTATGAGGTTCTCTTTGAGGAGCTGGTTACAAATGATAAGGCGGCCGCAGACTTTGTGAATGCGGTGATGAATGTTGGTAATTCTGCTACGACTCCTGCAATCGCGGCAAACACTCAGAATTAAAGGAGATGTAAGAGATGCTCCGAATCACAATACCATCCACAGAATTCTGGGATGAGGTGAAGCAAGAGTTTGTTTACACAAAGGCCCAGACCTTGCAATTGGAGCATTCTCTTGTTTCTCTTTCAAAATGGGAATCGAGATGGAATAAGCCGTTTCTTACGAAGCAGGAAAAAACTTTGGAAGAAACCATCGATTATGTAAAATGCATGACTCTTACGCAGAATGTGAATCCGGAAGTTTATAACTATTTGACGAACGGTAATATCAATGAAGTCAATAAGTATATTGCTCTTCCTATGACTGCCACCCGGTTTTTCGAAGAGAAAAAAGCACAAGGGAGCAGAGAGCAGATTACGGCAGAACTCATTTATTACTGGATGATAGCTTTGAACATTCCGTTTGAATGCCAGAAGTGGCATCTCAATAAACTATTCACTCTGATAAGGGTATGTGATGTGAAAAGCAGGCCGCCGAAGAAGCATAGCCGCAGGGAAATTATGAAGCGGAATGCAGCATTGAATGCGGCTCGAAGAAAGAAATGGAACACGAAAGGGTGATTACTATGAGTAATAGCAGCTTGGTGAATTGTACAGTAAAAAGTCCAAACCATAGCGGAGCTAGGACACATTCGATTGACCGAATCACTCCGCATTGTGTAGTTGGACAGCTTTCAGCGGAATCTATTGGCGGATGTTTTACCAGTCCAAGTAGAGAAGCATCTTGCAATTATGGAATCGGTACTGATGGAAGAGTTGTTCTTTGTGTGGATGAAGCAAACAGGAGCTGGTGCTCTTCAAGCAACGCGAATGACCAGCGTGCCGTAACAATCGAATGCGCCAGCGATAAGACCCATCCGTATGCAATGACGGATGCGGTATATGAAAAGTTGGTAGCTCTGTGTGTTGACATCTGCCGAAGAAACGGAAAGACAAAACTTATCTGGTTTGGTGACAAAGATAAATCTCTGAATTACAGTCCGAAGTCGAACGAGATGATCCTCACGGTTCATCGGTGGTTCGCTAATAAAGCCTGTCCTGGGGATTGGTTGTATTCTAGACTGGGAGACCTCGCAAATCGAGTAACAGCTCAGCTTGGCGGAAGTACGACTGACAGTACCCAGAAAACCTACAAAACGGGACTGTATAAAGTTGATGTCGGTGATCTGAACATTCGAAAAGGTCCGGGGACAAATTATGGAACCAATGGAATGATTACCGACCGGGGTACTTATACGATTACCGAGATCCAGAATGGTTATTGGGGTAGGTTGAAATCCGGTGCTGGATGGATTAGCGTTCATGAGGCTTATTGTACCTATAAAGGTACGGCGTCTAGTTCCGGTGAATCAGCAGAGGAACCTTCAAGTGATTTTCTGGTTCAGGTGGACATTCCCGATTTGTATATCCGCAAAGGTCCTGGAACGAATTACGGAAATAATGGTTTCTGTCCGAAAGGTGTCTATACCATTGTTGAAGTTAAGAGTGGTGCCGGTTCCGATGCTGGATGGGGTAAGCTGAAATCTGGTGCAGGATGGATTTCTCTGGATTATGCAACTCGGATTTAAAGAGGACATACCATGATAAGTTTCAGACAAAAGGGTGACTTCTCCAAGTTGACTCGCTTTCTGGAAAGGGCAAAAGAAGCGGTTCATATCGGAGACCTGGATAAGTTTGGTAAAGATGGAGTAGCCGCCCTTGCGTCTGCAACACCGGTAGATTCTGGGGAAACGGCGAATTCCTGGTATTACGAAATCGAGAATCGAAAAGGTTCGGTTACGATTTCATTCCATAATTCAAATGTTCAAAATGGAGTTCCGATTGCTGTTATTTTGCAGTATGGACATGGGACTCGAAACGGCGGCTGGGGACAGGGGCGAGACTATATCAATCCTGCTATCCAGCCTATTTTTGACAAAATTGCAAATAACGCATGGAAGGAGGTTACTAAGCTATGAGTACGACAATTGACGAAAGAGTCGTTGAAATGCGATTCGATAACAAACAGTTTGAGCAGAATGTTCAGACCAGTATATCTTCAATTGAAAAGCTCGAAAAAAGCTTAAACTTAAAAGGTGCCTCCAAAGGATTGGATGACGTTAATGCCGCAGCAAAAAATTGCAATATGACTCCGCTTTCCAATGCAGTCGAAACAGTAAAGATGCGGTTTTCGGCGTTGGAAGTCATGGCAGTTACAGCTCTGGCGAACATCACAAATTCAGCGTTAAATGCTGGCAAAAATATTGTCTCTGCACTGACAATAGATCCGATTAAAAGTGGATTTGAGGAATATGAAACGCAGATCAACGCAGTCCAAACGATCTTGGCGAATACAAAAAGTAAAGGAACAACGATTGATCAAGTAAACGACGCGCTGGACGAGCTGAATACATATGCCGATCAGACGATTTACAATTTTACGGAAATGACCCGTAATATCGGTACTTTTACGGCGGCTGGCGTGGATTTGGATAAATCGGTAACTTCAATTAAGGGTATCGCAAACTTGGCAGCAGCATCCGGTTCAAATGCTTATCAGGCGAGCACCGCTATGTATCAGCTTTCACAAGCGATTGCAGCAGGAAAGGTGAGTCTGGAGGATTGGAACTCTGTTGTAAATGCAGGAATGGGCGGTCAGTTATTCCAAGATGCATTGAAACGAACAGCCGAACATTTCGGATACAACATGGATGAAATGATCGAAAAATGCGGTTCGTTTAGATTGTCGCTTACAGAAGGCGGATGGCTGACGACAGAAGTGTTGACCGAAACTTTGACACAGTTGTCTGGAGCTTATTCAGAGGCAGACCTTATTGCACAGGGATATACCGAAGAACAGGCTAAAGAGATTACGGAACTGGCTCAAACAGCATTGGATGCAGCTACTAAGGTAAAGACATTCACGCAGTTATGGGACACTCTGAAAGAATCGGTTCAATCTGGTTGGACGCAAAGTTGGGAGATTATCATTGGCGACTTCGAAGAAGCGAAAGAGCTTTTAACTGAGGTCAGTAATGCTCTTGGCAACATGGTAAATGCTTCTGCGGAAGCAAGAAACAAAATGTTGCAGGACTGGAAAGACCTTGGTGGTCGAACCGCATTGATTGAATCGGTAAGAAATGCTTTTGAAGGTTTGGCTGGAGTGATAAAGCCGATTCGAGAAGCGTTTAAGGAAGTCTTTCCGCCAATGACTGGAGAGCAACTTTACAATCTTACTGTTGGATTGCAGGAACTCACAGAAAAATTCAAAATAGGTGAAGAAACGGCGAATAACCTGAAGAGAACGTTCAAAGGGGTATTCGCTTTATTTGATATTGGGCTTCAGGGAGTCAAAGCACTGGTTGGTGGATTTGCCGATTTGATCGGATATGTGGCTCCGGCTGGAGATGGGATTCTTGGATTTACAGCCAGCATTGGAGATTTCATTGTTGGTATTGATGAAGCTATTAAATCTTCTGATGCCTTTAACAAAGCTATTGAAGGAATCGGAAATTTCCTGAAACCAATTGCGGATGGAGTAAAGACCTTTGTAAAAACAGTCGCCGATGCTTTCAGCGAGTTTGCGAATGTTGATACCAGTGGCCTTGATAATTTTGCGGATAAGGTACAGACACGATTTGAACCGTTTGTAAAATTAGGCGAATTGGTAAAGAAGGCGTTTGAGGGCATTATTGGGATTGTCGAGAAGGCGGCTCCAGTTCTATCGAAGCTCGGTTCTATTGTCGCAAATGCGTTTGGAAACCTTGGGGAAGCAATTCTCACAGCATTTGATACCGCAAGTTTTGACCCGATTTTAGACTTAATCAATACCGGATTGTTTTCTGCAATTCTGATTGGAGTGAAGAAGTTTATTGATTCTCTATCAGAAATCACGGAAAACGGCGGTGGAATTCTTGGTTCATTCAAAGATATTTTGGATGGAGTTAAGGGGAGTCTTGAAGCATGGCAGTCAAGTCTGAAAGCTGGAACTCTTCTGAAAATTGCCGGCGCTATGGCAATCCTAACCGCAGCGATTGTTGCGTTGTCTTTAGTTGATTCCGAGAAGCTAAATGCGTCCTTGGGAGCTTTGAGCGTTCTGTTCGTCGAACTGCTTGGTTTGATGGCTATCTTTGAAAAGATCATGAACGGAGCGGCAATCAAAGGAATGGGACAGTTGACTATTGCGATGATTGGGATGTCTACTGCTGTTCTTATTCTTGCGGGCGCAGTTCAGAAACTATCTGGGTTAGATTGGGATGAGCTTCTGAAAGGATTGGTCGGTGTTGCTGGGTTATCCGCTATTCTGGTAGCATCAGCAACAGCACTTTCCAAAACATCGAAAGGACTGATAAAAGGTTCTGCTGGTTTAGTAGTATTTGCAGCAGCTATTCGAGTGCTTGTAGGAGCAGTTGAAGATTTGGGAGCTTTGGATGTAGGCTCTTTGGCTAAAGGTCTAGTCGGAGTCGGAGTTCTTTGCGCAGAACTGGCATTGTTCCTGAAGACTACGGATTTGGATGGAATGGGAGTTCTGAAAGGAACAGGGTTAGTTCTTCTTGCAGCATCCATCAATATTCTGGCAGATGCGGTTGGCGCATTTGGTGCTTTGGATATTTCCAGTCTTTTGAAGGGACTATCTGCGATTGCAGTGGTTCTCACTGAGCTGGCAGTATTTACCAAAGTGACAGCCAACGCTAAACATGTAGTTTCCACTGCCACAGCAATGACGATTCTTGGAGCAGCCATGCTCGTGTTTGGGGAAGCAGTAGAAAAGATGGGAAACTTGTCCTGGGGCGAGATTGGTCGAGGGCTTACCACAATGGCTGGTTCTTTGGCGGCTGTGACGGTTGCGATGAATCTTCTTCCGAATGGAATGATATCGAAAGCGACTGGAATGGTAGAGGTAGGTGCTGCATTACTCATTATTGGCGAAGCAGTCCGCAATATGGGCGGAATGTCCTGGGATGAAATCGCTAGAGGATTAGTAACCCTTGCGGGTTCCATGACCATTCTTGTTGTGGCGCTTAATGCGATGAAGACTGCACTCCCGGGCGCAGCAGCAGTTCTTACGGTGTCCGCCGCGTTGGCGATATTTACCCCAGTTCTCAAGTCATTGGGAAATATGTCCTGGGAGAGCATCGCCAAAGGACTGGTGGCACTGGCAGGTTCTTTCACTGTTCTCGGTGTCGCAGGAGTGGCATTAGGGCCATTGACCCCAGCTATTTTAGGACTTTCGGCCGCCATTGCTGTATTGGGAGTGGGATGTCTGGCCGCAGGTGCTGGAATTCTTGCATTTTCTACTGGACTTTCTGCTTTGGCAGTATCTGGGGCGGCAGGAGCAGCATCTCTAGTAGTGGCAGTATCCAGTATTCTCAGTTTGATTCCGTTGCTGTTCGAATCTATCGGGCAAGGAATCCTTTCTCTTGCTGGAGTAATCGCAAATGGCGGGCCAGCTATCGCTAAGGCATTTACTGTATTGGTGCTTGCCGCGGTCGAGGCTTTGGTTACGGCTGTGCCAGCGGTTGTGGATGGGCTATTTGTCCTTATCGACAGTGTTCTTTCGGCTCTGGTCGAACATACACCGACTATCGTGGAGCAACTATTCGATATTCTGATTGGGATTATTCAGGCTATCACGACGAAACTGCCGGAATTGATTAAAGCCGGCGTAGAGTTACTGATGGCTTTCTTTGATGGGGTAATTGATGCCTTGAGTGGTATTGATGTGAATGTACTCATCAAAGGAATCGCTGGAATTGGTTTGCTCTCAGCAATTATGCTTGCTCTTAGTGCCGTTGCTTCTTTGGTACCTGGGGCTATGGTCGGTGTTCTCGGAATGGGTGCAGTCATTGCGGAATTGGCATTGGTTCTGGCGGCTGTCGGCGCTCTGGCTCAGATTCCGGGTTTGGAATGGCTTATCGGTGAGGGTGGAAATCTTCTTCAGGAAATTGGTACTGCGATTGGTAAATTTGTCGGTGGCATTGTTGGTGGCTTCATGTCGGGAGTCTCCAGTCAGTTCCCTCAAATTGGTGCAGACCTTTCTGCATTTATGACGAACGTGCAACCATTTATCGAAGGCGCCACACAGCTTAATCCTTCTATGCTGGACGGTGTGAAAGCATTGGCGGAAACCATCCTTATCCTTACAGCAGCCGATATTCTGAACGGATTGACTTCCTGGCTTACAGGGGGATCTTCCTTGAGCGATTTTGCTACCCAACTCGTTCCATTCGGTGAAGCGATGCGGGATTTTTCCATTGCTATTGCCGGTATGGACGGGGAATTGGTGGCAAATGCGGCTACTGCCGGAAAGACGCTTGCGGAGATGGCGGCAACTCTTCCGAATTCTGGAGGAGTTATCGGATTCTTTACAGGTGAAAATGACATGAGTGCTTTCGGTGCTCAGCTCATTCCCTTCGGTGAGGCGATGATGGGCTTTGCAAATGCCGTAAGAGGACTGGATGCAGATACTGTTACGAATGCTGCTACCGCAGGAAAGGCCATGGCTGAAATGGCAACCACAATTCCGAATTCTGGAGGCGTGGTAGGTTTCTTTGCCGGTGAAAATGACATGGATGCGTTTGGTGAGCAGCTTGTACCGTTTGGCGAAGCAATGATGCTGTTTTCGCAGGCGGTAAAAGGTCTGGATGCAAATGTGATCGTGGAATCCGCTACGGCAGGGAAAGCGTTAATCGAATTGGCAAATACTGTACCGAACAGTGGAGGTGTCGTTGGCTTCTTTACCGGAGAAAACGATATGGATACGTTCGGGGAGAAGCTAGTGCCGTTTGGTAGAGCAATGAAATCCTACTCTGACGCAATTGCAGGCATTGATGTGGAAGCTGTTACGAATTCAGCAACGGCTGGCAAAGCAGTGGTTGAGCTGGCAAATACATTACCGAATACGGGTGGATTGGTAAGCTGGTTTACCGGAGACAACGATATTGCAGCCTTTGGTACGAGCCTGGTTTCCTTTGGTAAGAGCTTCGCAGAATACTCCGGCTATATGAAGGAAGTGGATGCGAATATCGTTACTACCACGACCAATGCTGCGACATCCATTGTTGAGCTTCAGAAAAGTCTTCCCAAAGAAGGCGGATGGTTCTCTGATGATATGACACTTGCCAGCTTCGGCAGCGATATGGCTTCGTTCGGAGCTCATTTCAGCAATTATTACAACAGCATCAGCGGTATTGATACGACATTGCTATCCGGAGTAATTACCCAGACAAATCGGCTTGTAAGCATGGCAAATGGGATGGTTGGTCTGGATACAAGCGGTATGACTTCTTTTAGTTCCGCATTGACAACGCTTGGTGAAACTGGTGTGACTGGATTTATCAATGCGTTCAATAATGCGGAATCGAAAGTAACAGCCGCAGCTTCGAGTATGCTGTCATCTTTCATCAATGGCGCAAATGCAAAGAAATCCGAACTGACAACAACATTCACCACGATGGTTCAGGCTGTATTGACAGCAATCAATGGAAAACAGGGCGAGTTCCAGACCAGTGGTTCCACGCTTATGGTTAAGTTTATCGCCGGTGTACGGTCTCAGGATAGTCCTTCCAGAACAACCTTTACCAACATCGTTAGCGGGTGTTTGACTGCAATACGAAATAAGTATGGGGAATTCACATCGACCGGAACCCAGACCATGGTGAAGCTGATTACCGGTATCAGATCACAGGACAGCAGTGCGCGGATGGCGTTCACAAACATCATCAGTGCTTGTCTTACGGTGATTAAAAATAAGTATGCCGAGTTTACCTCTACTGGTAGAGAGTGCATGGTTAAGTTTATCGCCGGTGTGAGAAGTAAGGATAGTGAACTCCGAACTGCTTTCACGACGACGCTGAGTGGTTCCATAAGCGCCATCAAAGATTATTATAGCCAGTTCAAATCTGCCGGCTCATACCTGGTCGATGGTTTCTGTGATGGTATCAGTGAAAATACATGGAAAGCAGAAGCAAAAGCAAGAGCTATGGCAGCAGCAGCCGCTGAAGCGGCAGAAGATGAATTGGATGAGCATTCTCCTTCTAAACGCTTTTATGGAATCGGTAACTTTGCTGGAGTCGGATTCATAAATGCGTTGATTGACAATGTCTCCAAGGCTGGAAAAGCCGGACGGGAAATTGCCAGATCTTCTATTGACGGACTGAATGACATCATTTCCAGAATCGCAGATTATGTGGATGCGGATATGGATGTTCAGCCTACTATTCGACCGGTTCTTGATCTGTCCGCTGTGGAAGCAGGTACTGGAAGGCTGAATACCCTGTTTAGCAGAAATCAGGCATTGTCTGTCAGCACCGGGATGAATGATCGGGTTTCTGAGATGGAAGTTCAAAATGGAGAAAGTTCTCCTACCGGAAATACCTATCAATTCACGCAAAACAATTATTCGCCTAAGGCTCTGTCGAGAATTGATATTTATCGGCAGACAAAGAATCAATTTTCGGCGATGAAAGGGCTGGTGGGTAACACATGATTAGAGCAGTAACTGTAACTAATTATTTGGGCGAATCAAAAAGATTTGAATTAGCGTTCCCGGAGGAATCCGGGTTCGCTGTTCAATCTATTAGTGGATTGGGGCCGAGCAAGGCAGATATTAACACGACAGAAATCTCTACGAATGACGGATCACTCTATAACTCAGCAAGAGTAAATTCCAGAAATATCGTTATGTCTCTAAAACTGATGTTTAATCCTCAGATTGAAGACACAAGACACGATTCCTACAAATACTTTCCAATAAAGAAGAAAGTAACACTTCTTATTGAGACAGATAATCGTATTTGTGAGACTTATGGCTATGTGGAATCGAATGAGCCGGATATTTTCAGCAGTGATGAGACGACACAGATTTCTATCGTGTGTCCCGATCCTTATTTTTATTCTGCTGGTCCGGATGGAACCAACACGACAATCTTCTATGGGGTAGAGCCTCTGTTTGAGTTTGCCTTTTCCAATGAATCTTTGACTGAATCCTTGATTGAATTTGGTGAGATCAAGAACGAAACAGAGCAGACGGTATATTACTCTGGCGACGCTGAGATCGGTGTTGTGATTACCATTCACGCCATCGGAAATGTGAAAAATATCACGATTTACAATACTGGGACAAGAGAGGTAATGCGTATTGATACTGATAAATTGGAGCAGCTAACCGGTTCCGGAATGGTTGCTGGCGATGAAATTATTATCTCCACCATCAAAGGGGATAAATCAATTACGCTTCTTCGAAATGGTATTTACACCAATATTTTAAACTGTCTTGATAAAGATTCTGATTGGTTTCAGCTATCCAAAGGTGATAATATTTTCGCTTATGTGGTGGAAGAAGGAACCACTAATGTGCAGTTTAAGATTGAAAACAGAACAGCGTTCGAGGGGGTATAGTTATGGAATTGGTTGTTTTGGATACGTCTCTGAAAATGCTTTCTGTGCTTGATACCTTTGAGTCGCTGATATGGACGGAGCGATATTCCGCCTATGGAGATTTCGAGGTGTATACAAGCATCAATGATTCTGTTCTTGAAATCCTGAAAGACGACTATTATCTCTGGCTGAAAGAATCCGACCAGACCATGATTGTAGAGGATAGAAAGATTGAATCTGATGCTGAAAACGGAAACCACTTCACGGTCACTGGAAGGTCGTTGGAATCTATTTTGGAGCGCCGCATCATTTGGAAACAAACAATTCTGAGCGGAAACTTTCAAAATGGAATCAAAAAGCTGCTGGATGAGAATATCATCAATCCTTCTGATGTTTCCCGAAAGGTGGAGGGACTGATATTTGAGGCATCTACGGACCCAGCGATTACCGGACTGACGGTAGATGCGCAGTTTACGGGAGACAATCTGTACGATGCAATTAAAAAGCTGTGTGATTCCAAAAACGTCGGTTTCCGAATCAAGTTGTCCGATGATAATAAATTCGTCTTTAAGCTCTATGCAGGCGCAGATCGTTCTTACGATCAGTTTACGAATCCGTATGTTATCTTTTCCCCCAAATTTGAGAATGTAATCAATACCAATTATCTGGAATCAAAGAAAACTTTGAAAACGGTTACTTTGGTTGCTGGAGAAGGAGAAGGAGCGGATCGGAGGACTACAACTGTGGCTTGCTCATCAGGAGCCGGGACGGGCTTGAATCGAAGGGAGCTTTATACGGATGCCAGGGATGTTTCTTCGACCGTGGATAACGAAACATTGACGGATGCTGAGTATAACGCACAGCTTTCTCAAAGAGGTTTGGAGAATCTGGCTGAGAATACCGCAACCAAATCCTTCGAGGGTAAGGTTGAAACAACAAGGATGTACCAATATGGAGAGGATTTCTTCTTGGGGGATATGGTGCAGATTGTGAATGAATATGGCATTGAGGGAAAGGCTCGCGTCACAGAATTCATTCGTTCCCAAAGCAAAGAAGGACTCGACTCGTATCCGACATTCGTTACCGTAGAATAGCAGGAAAGGGGTGAAGAAAAATGAGTGTCACTTATGGGTTCTATAACTCAAAGAACAAAGACCGGCGATACGACGCCATTCAAATGTCCAGTATTTTTGACGGGATCATTCGTGACGGCATTTTGCAGCATGTCGGGACTGCTATGATGGTGAATGCATCTACTGGCATGATGGTGAATGTCGGAATCGGACGAGCGTGGTTCAATCATACCTGGACGCTAAATGATGCCTTACTTCCATTGACTGTACCGCAGTCAGAAGTGATTCTGAATCGAATTGATGCAGTTGTTTTGGAAGTAGATTCAAGAGAATCAGTTCGCGCAAATGCAATTAAAATCATCAAAGGTCCCCCGGCTACCAATCCGGTAAAACCGACGATGGCTAGTACAAATGATCGATGGCAGTATCCGTTAGCTTATATCCGAGTGAATTCCGGCGTTACCTCCATTCGTCAGGCGGATATTACCAATGCGGTTGGTACATCGGAGTGTCCGTTCGTAACGGCTCCATTGGAGATGATGTCTATCGATGCCTTGGTTGCGCAGTGGAAAGACCAATGGGATGCTTTCTATGAAAAAGAGACATCAGACATGGAAGCCACAAACGCTTTCTGGAAAGAGCAATGGTCAAAATGGTTCAACGCTCAGACAGAAGAAATCCAGCAATCTTATCTGGAATGGGAAAAACAGTGGGACGACTGGTATGCTGCTCAGACAGCGGATATGCAGGAGACAAACGCTTACTGGAAACAGTTATGGGCGTCCTGGTTTAACGAGTACACGAATAATAATACATCCGAAATGGCTGCATGGAGAGAGAACGCCCAAGCATTGTTTGACGAGTGGTTCCAGCAGTTGAAGGATACTCTTTCGGAGGACGTGGAAGCGAACCTGGCAAACCAGATATTGGAGTTGCAGGAAAGGACGAAGATTCTGGAAGAAATTGTAGATGGAATTCGGACGGAATTCACCGTGTACAACAAGCTTTATGACAATGGATACGAGAACTACGACAATCTTCTCGATTCATCAGAGGGAATCATCATTGACAGTAACGTGGACCCGATTGTGGCGCGTGCGTATTCCAGCTCCTTGATTCTGGATAGCAACGGACAGCCAATCGACGGCCGCGTTATTTTTTGTATTAGGTAAAAGGAGGACATGTCAAAAATGAAAATTACGGATTATGAGAAAGTCCAAACGCTGGATTCGAGCAGTATTTTACTGATTGATGGCAACAACGGTACGAAAACCATTCTTGCCAGCGACCTCGCAAAGTCTCTGGTTAAGCTTCTTAGCTCTCAGGATTTTATTTCCGGTGTCAATCTGTCGGAGCTTACACAGATCAATGCTTTTTCAGCGGATGACAAACTTCTGATCGGAACAGCCGAGGGAAACAAAGCCATTGGTGTGGACGACGCACTCTTTGCGATTCTGGATGCTTTCATTCCGAAGGAGCAGCGTCGAATGATTTACAGAGGGAAGAATCTTGGCGCGGTTGTTACGGAAGAGCAGAAAGCCAATATCAAGAATGGGACTTTCAAAGGTTTCTTCCTTGGCGATTATTGGACAATTGGAAGTTACACCTGGAGAATCGTGGACTTCGATTACTGGTATAACTGTGGTGATACGGTATTCACGACTCCTCATCTGGTTATCATGCCGGACAAGCCGCTTTATAATGCCCAGATGAACGAGACAAATATCACAACCGGCGGTTATGTTGGCTCTAAGATGTATACCGAAAATTTGGCACAGGCAAAGACGTTGGCGGCAAGTGCGTTTGGTAGCTTGATCCTTACCCACCGCGAATATCTGACAAATGCAGTCTCAAACGGTTATCCTTCTGCGGGAGCATGGTTCGATTCTACTCTGGAACTTCCGAATGAGATTATGATGTACGGAAGTCTTGTGTTTACTCCGGCTGGAGACGGAACAACTATTGTAAATCGTTATACGACAGGAAAGACACAGCTTGCTTTATTTACGGTAGTCCCGAAGCTGATTTCCAATCGTGCAACGTTCTGGCTCAGAGATGTCGTTTCTTCGGCTCGTTTCGCTGTTGTGAGCGGCTATGGCGATGCGGTCTGCAACGGCGCTTCGTACTCTCATGGAGTTCGTCCGGTCTTCGCTATTGGTTAGTCTAAATCCAGGGGCCCTGTGCCCCGTAAAAACCGTACGCAGGTGACAACAATTTGTGTTATAAAGAGAAAAAATCTAAAGAAAGGCGAGAATCAAAATGGATAATAAAGTTTACAAAATTACCCTCGGAAATGGGCATGTCATCGACCAGTTGAAGTTGAATGGCAACAACTTTATTTCGTCTACCGAAATCGATAAGTCCGTGTTCAGCGGGAACCTTTCCAAAGTCATTATCAATGATGGTGAGCAGAATGAAATTCATAAAAATATGGATCTGATTCATATTACCAAGATGGGTGATTCTGAATACTGGTTTGCTCTTCGGGATGTTTCTGATCACGAAATCACGCAGAAGGCATTTATGTCTGCGGCAGCCATGATGGCCGTAAAAACTCTGTCCGACGAGGAAGCTCTTACCGTGGTTTCTATCTTCCCCGAATGGTCTGCGGATTCTGTAAGTTATAAGAAAGACGATCGTGTTCGGTATGGCGACACGCTTTACAAGTGTTTACAGGATCATATTTCACAGTCGGCCTGGGCTCCGGAAGATGCTGTTTCCTTGTGGGTTAGAACAGATGATCCAGCCATTGAATGGCCGGAGTGGGTTCAGCCAACAGGTGCACATGATTCCTATTCCAAAGGAGCAAAGGTGACTCACAACGGGAAGAAATGGATTTCCGACATTGACGCAAATGTTTGGGAACCGGGCACTCCTAGCAGTAATTGGACGGAGTACACTGAAGAATGAGTGTCCTTGTGAGTGATCGGACTGAATCCAAATTTGAAGCGATTACATATTCTATCGAATTGCATGATATGTTGATCGACCTTATGCAGCGTAGTTTCGGAGTGAAAGATTTGGATCAGCTCGTTCGGGTAAGATATGCTCACGGAAAGGATGCGACAGAAGACTTTTCACGGTATAGGTATTTGATGCTGAACTACAAAAATCGTATTGACCAGTTAGCTTCTATGCTAACCAGCAATGTGCGAGCAGCAAATTCTATCTATCCGACTACGCTGCATGAATATGAGAAAAGAAGAGATTATCAGAATACAGCCATAGTAAACTGCGAGCAACTTTTAAAAGAGTTGCAACGAATCGTTGAGATATTCGAAGTGGACGTTAATCTCTATAGTCGCTATGTTAAAGCTATCGACCGAGAAATCGGATTGATAAAGAAGTGGCGTCAACGAGATAACCGAATCAAGTCACAGTTAAGAGGGTAATGTCTAATTATGCGTCGTTTCTTCGGCTAATTTCGCTAATGTGAACAACAATGGCAATACGAACTACAACAACGCTTCGAACTCTAATGGAGTTCGTCCGGATTCTCTGCCTAACCAACAGAGAAGGAGACATTGTCCTTTCCGAATGGATAAATAGCAAAGCCGGACGCAATTTACTACGGTAAGTATTGCTATCACGGTGAATGATTTATGAACTACGAGGAGATTATCTGTGACGCCAACAACTTGTATAGGGCTTACAAGGTTTCTGTCAAAACCAGCAAATGGAAGGAAACTACCCAGAAATTCATGATGAATTTTCTTCGGTATATCTTTTCCATTCAAGACGACCTGATGAATCGGACCCTTCAAAATGGACCGACGCAGGAATTCACGCTGTTTGAGAGAGGCCGAGTAAGACCTATTACAAGTATTCAAATTCGGGATCGCATTATTCGGCATGTCTTATGCGATGAAGTTTTGCTTCCAGAAGTGAAGAAGCATATTATCTACGATAATTGCGCCTCGATTAAAGGAAGAGGTATCTCCCACCAGCGGGATAGGTTCGAAGTTCATCTCCGTAAATACTATCGGTTGTATGGAAATGAAGGATGGATATTGTTCGGAGACTTTTCCAAGTTTTATGACAATATCATTCATGAAATTGCCAAACGGGAACTCTTAAAGCTGTTTGATGACGATGAATTTATTGATTGGCTGCTGACACAGATTTTTGATGGATTCAGAATTGATGTTTCTTACATGACGGATGAAGAATATGCCAGATGTATGTCCGATACCTTCAATAAGCTGGAGTATAGAAATATTCCAGACTCCAAGCTGACAGGCGAAAAGTGGATGGAGAAATCGGTAAACATTGGAGACCAGCTATCGCAGGTAATTGGGATTTATTATCCGTACCGGATTGACAATTACGTCAAGTATGTACGGAGCCAGAAGTTTTATGGAAGATACATGGATGATTGGTATATCATGAATCCGAGTAAAGAGGAATTGTTGAATTTGCTTGATAACATCCATCGGATTGCAGAAGAGTATGGAATCCACATCAATAAGAAGAAAACTCGAATTGTGAAGATTTCCAGCACTTATAAATTTCTGCAAATCAAGTATAGCTTAACGGACTCCGGAAAGGTAATTAAACGAATCAACCCCAAGCGGGTTACTACGATGCGTAGAAAGCTCAAGAAGCTCGCTGTTAAGGTGAAGAATGAAGAGATTTCGTATGAAAATGTAGAGAATATGTTTCGAGGCTGGATGGGAAGCTTCTATAAGCTTTTATCCAGGGAGCAAAGGAAAAACTTAATAGGTCTCTATGAAGATTTGTTTGAAAAATCGATTACGATTGTCAACAAAAAGATTGTTGTAACCGATAGAGTCAAATAAATATTGGAGGATGCAAAATGGAGCCATGGTTTCAAATGGTAGCAACAATTGTTTGCGCCGTTATAGCTTCTTCTGGGTTTTGGGCATATATCCAGAAAAGAGGCGAAAAGAAAGATGTAAAAACGCAAATGCTCATCGGATTAGCGCATGATCGGATTGTGTATCTTGGGATGTGTTATATCGAACGAGGATGGATTACTCAAGATGAGTATGAAAACCTCAATGATTACCTTTATAAACCTTATGAAAAAATGGGTGGGAATGGTTCGGCACAGAAAATCATGCTGGAAGTCAATAAACTTCCCATCCATAAATCAACATATGTGGAAGAAAATCAGTAGGAGGAAAAATCATGATGGAACAGATTATGAACTATGTGCAGCCGGAACTGATCGTCGTGGCGATTGTCCTGTATTTCTGCGGCATGGGTCTGAAACAGACGCAGACAATTAAGGACAAATATATTCCGCTGATTCTCGGTGCCGCCGGCATCGTCCTTTGTGGAATTTGGGTGCTGGCAACATGTCCGCTGGGAAATGGTCAGGAAATCGCTATGGCTATATTTACGGCAATTGTGCAGGGAATTTTAATGGCAGGCCTAAGTACCTATGTGAATCAGATTATTAAACAGGTAAATAAAGACGAGTAACAGATGAGTGGAACGGGAAACCGTTCTTTTTTTATTCCCCAAAAGAGAGGATGAGAGAATATGGCTATTAACAAAGTAATTTATGGTGGAGAGACTCTGATCGACCTGACTAGTGATACCGTAACCGCTGATAAGATTCTTTCCGGCTTTACCGCCCATGACAAGGGGGGGGGGGCCGATCACAGGTACTTGTGAATATGATGTAAATTCTTCCGATGCGACGGCTGCTGTTGCTGAAATCCTTCAGGGAAAGACTGCGTACGTACGAGGTCAGAAGCTGACGGGAACCATGAAGAATAATGGCGCAGTGACTGGAACGATTTCTGCCAAGGATGAAGAGTACACCATTCCGCAGGGACATCACGATGGTTCTGGTAAAGTCTCGATTGCTGACGCTGAGAAAGCAAAGCTCATTCCTGATAACATCCGAGAAGGGATTACTATTCTTGGCGTGGAAGGTTCAATGTCGGGTACGGAAGACGCCAAACCTCAGGCAAAAACGGTTACGCCTTCCACAAAGGAACAGACAGTATTGCCGGATTCCGAGGAAGGATATAATTACTTATCACAGGTTACAGTCGAAGCAATCCCATACAACGAGAGCGAGAATCCCGCTGGAGGTACTACGGTAACTATCGGGTAGGAGGGAGGCTTAAATGGCTACAAACAAGGTCGTTTACAGCGGCAGGCCCCTCATAGACCTGACCGGAGATACTGTAACTGAGGAAACTTTGCTAATGGGCTATACAGCTCACAAAGCAGATGGGACACAGGTGATAGGAACAGCGTTCGCGGGTTATCCGGATCGATATTCGTTTCTTGACTCTCTTCAGGATTCAAACGGAGAAAACATCCTCGATAATTCGAATAATGTACTACAGGGTGAAACAGTGTATAAAAAGGTGTAGAAATGTCGTTTACTTCTTGAGCATTCCTACACCTTCACTGTTTGAGTACCGTAAATACTGGTTTTTTTGTTTCTATAATAAGTTTTGCTTTTAACAATCGTCGACAACGTCATAACTGTTAATTCCCCTTTCAATACTTATTGTTTAGATCAGTTATATCATGATTTTGTGGAGTGTAGTAGGTCTCTCTAGTGCCTTGTCGCATAACAGATGCGGCACTGGTAACATTATAATTAGTATTAGGGTGACCTAATCCAAGTGCATGACCAATTTCATGAACCATAGTAAATCTTCTGTGGGTGGTGCTATCGTATACTAAAACGCTTGGATTAAAAAGAATACTTGCGTATTTAATTTTTCGCGAAGAACTTTTTGCATGGGCAAGGGTGTCAAGTAAAATTCCATCGGTGGAAGTAGATTGGCAAATAGCAAGAACTGAATTAACATTCCATTCACCAACGATTTCAGACCATGCGGAACTGGTTGCTGTTCCTAAATCAACATTAGAAGATGAAAAATTCGACTGGGTGATGGAAACTCGCGCAGAAGCGTTAGACCAAGCATAACGTATAGTAGAATAGTGAGAAGAATAGTTACTGTCTAATTTATCACCATTGATATTTATATACGCTACGCGATTTGTTACATTGTACCATTTTAAGGCTATACCAGTTGAGCCATCATAGAAAATCTCATGAGCAGAAACCGTAAAGTTTTGAATTTGAAAAAGCAAGACTAAAAGTATCGATAACATTGAAATACAAAGCTTGCGCTTCTGGATAAGCTTAGACATGGTGTTCCTCCCCTGTATTTAAATATTGAATTCAGTAAGATGAATTAAATCATAAGAACCACATATTTATCACATCCGATTGTTTTTTTGTTAAATATACATTATCACAGATGAGTAATACATGTCAATATACAAAATAAATAATTTTAAATTTAATTCATTTAAAATAGGCAAATAGAAAGAACCAAAAGAAAAAAGCCGCATAAAATGGCGCGGAGAGGTGATCTTTGGGCTTGCGTTTTTAAAGGGGCTGTGTTAAAATACTGTCATA